ACCGCCAGCGATGACCCCCTCCCCGCCCACCACCCTCACCGTCCCCGAATACGGCCTCGACTGGACTCCGGGCACCCTGGCCCTCGAAGTCATCGTCTACTGCATCCGCATGGGCGGCCAATGGACCGACCCCGGCACCGGCAAACCGGTCGGCGCCCCCCTCTTCGACCTCTACCGCCGCATGCAAACCCTCCTCTGGGGAAGCCGCTGCGAGCACCACGACTGGAGCGATCTCATTCTCCGCACCATCCTCGACAATCGCATCACCACGATCCAAGGCCCCCACGACAGCGGCAAGACCCACGTCATGTCGCGCTACGCCCTCTGCGACTACTTCTGCTTCCCCAAGGAGACGCTGATCCTCATGTCGAGCACCGACATCCGCGGCCTCGAACTCCGCGTATGGGGCGAGATAAAAGAGCTCTACAACCTCGCCCGCGAATCATGGTCCGGCTGCCCCGGCTACGCCCTCGACTCCCGCCACGGCATCTTCACCGACGACATCGCCGACGAGGACCAGGCCCGTGACATCCGCCGCGGCCTCATCTGCATCCCCGTCCTCGACAGCGAAAACCAGTGGAAGGGCATCCAGAAGTGGGTCGGCGTAAAACAGCAACGCCGCCGCATCCTGAGCGACGAAACCCAGTTCTACGCCCTCCCGTTCATCGACACGCTCTCCAACATCAACAAGCAGGGCAGCGACTTCAAGGGCGTCTTCGTCGGCAACCCCATCGGTGAGAACGACCCGCTGGACAAGCTCGCCGAGCCCTCCGACGGCTGGGACAACCTCCCCGAAATTACTTCGACCACCACGTGGCGCAACAAGATGGGCGGTGTCACCATCCAGCTCCTCGGCAGCGACTCTCCCGCCATCCGCCATCCCGGGCACTTCCGCTACCTCATCGAGCAGTCCGACCTCGACTACATCGAAGGCTACTGGGGGCGCGAATCCAGCAAGTGGTGGAACCAGGGCCTCGGTGTCCGTCGTCCCGGCATCAACGAACGCCGCGTCGTCTCCCAGGACATGGTTCGCAAGTTTAACGCCCAAGGCGAGGTCACCTGGCGCGGCGACCACCCTCCCACCCAGGTCTACGCCGTCGATGCCGCCTACGGCGGAGACCGCTGCATCGGAGGCGAGGCCACCTTCGGCGCCGACATCAACGGTCGCATCATCCTCCTCATGGGCAACCCGCGCCTCATCCCCGTGCGCATGTACCCCAAGACCACGCCCGAGGCCGAGCGCATCCTCGCCGAGGACCAGATCGCCATGTTCGTGAAAGCCGACTGCGAGCGCCTCGGTATCCCCGCCGCCAACGTCTTTCACGACTCCACCGGCCGCGGCTCCCTCGGCACCGCCTTCGCACGTGTCTGGCGTCCTGACACCAACCCAGTTGAGTTCGGCGGCAACCCCTCCCCCCGCCCCGTGATGGCCGACCTCTACATCTACGACGAGAAGCTGCGCCAGCGCCGCCTCAAGCGCTGCGACGAGCACTACTCCAAGAAGGTCAGCGAGCTTCACTTCTCCGTGCGCTACACCATCGAGGGCGGCCAGATGCGCGGCCTCACCAACGACGTAAAGGACGAACTCTGCATCCGCGAGTGGAACCAGGTTCGCGGCAACAAGGTCGAGGTGGAATCCAAGGACGAGACCAAGGAGCGTCTCGGACGCAGCCCCGACCTTGGCGACTGGGCCGCCATTGCCGTCGAAGGCGCCCGTCAGCGCGGTTTCCTCATCGCCCGCATGGAGTCCACCGACAAGGCCGGCACCTCCCGCCCCGACGACCGCTGGAAGCGCGACCTCCGCGACCGCGCCCTCGCTCTCCGCAAGAGTTACACGCTCACCCCGGGTTGACAGGCGTCTCCCACGTGACGCTTGCACCCCGCCCCGACACGCATTACCGTCCCACGCATGGCCCGCCTCAAGAGTCGTCAGAAGCACCCGCCCGGCGGCTTCGTCCTCCTCCTGCCCGAAATCGGCATGAAGACCCCCGTGAAGGGCGCCTTCAACGAAGTCGTCCTCGCCTTCAGCCGCCTGATCCAGTCCAACCCCTCGCAGGCCGAGAAGCACGGCTGGCCCGCGCACACCGACTGGGACGCCCTCGCTGACTGGGTGGACGCGCACAACGCCGCCCGCCTGATCGCCCTCGGCTACACCACCTTCGTCGAGGAGAACGCGAGCAACGACCCCGCCTTCTACGACTCCGCCTACTGGGACGCTCAAAAAAAAACACCCTCGCCCGCAAGTGCTGCGGACAGGCTTAGCGCCGGCGCCGCCATGTGGCGCGAGCTCTTCGGCCCCGACGGTCGCACTGTGGACTCCGCACTCGCCACTCACCGCGCCTCCATCTGCGCCTCCTGCCCTCAGAACGACACGACCACCTCGCTCTTCAACATCTTCGTGTCCGCCATCGCCTCCGCCCTCGGCTCGCTCTTCACCCTCCTCAAGGAGAAGCAACTCACCACACCGCACGACGACCGTCTCGGTGTGTGCCGTGCATGTCTCTGCCCGATGCGTGCTAAAGTTTTTATTGACGTTTCTCGCATAGAGGCACACACTGACGAGCGTGTCTGGAATAGCCTCGACCCTTCCTGCTGGATGCTCTCCGAAACGGGCCGCACGCGGACACGGGAAAAGGTGGAAGTACGCTCGCAAGTGGTGGCTGAGTCACAAGGAATACCACAGAGCGAAGTTTCGCCAGTGGAGTCAAGACAACTTAGAAAAGCGCAGGATATACAAGCGTGAATGGAATAAGCGCAATAAGGCTAAGATTGCAGTCTGGCACCGACGCTATTACCGAATCCACAAGGATTCTGTTAGAGCAACTGCCAAGCGTTGGCAGTCTCGCAATAAGGAGAGGATAGCAGCGCGGCGTCGAGTCTATCACAAACGAACCTATCATCTGCGTCGAGATAGCATTCTAGCTGCAACAAAGCGCTACGCTCAAACACATCCTGAAGTTCGTCGGCGATGCTATTTGAATTACAAGGCTAATCACCCAGAGAAGTACAAGGCCCATCAAAAAGCGTGTCAGAGCCGAAGGATAGCGGCTCAGCGAGGTGCCGGATTGGCGGGTAAAGCGGCTAATACCCTAATTCGCAAGTGGCGTCGCGAGGCTGTTTTTACGTGCGCTTACTGCCTGCGTGTGTTACCCACTGCGAAGATGACTGTTGACCACGTGCTTGCGATTGCCAAGGGCGGGCTTCACGTGCCAGAGAATTTGCGGCGTTCATGTGGGAGGTGCAATACTCGCAAGGGGGATCGCATGAGAGCTACAGGCTGCTACGCGGCTGAATACAAATGAGCGAACCCGTCGAGGTGCTCCTGACCGGTCGGCATGGCGATCTCCTCAACGTGCTGCCCGCTCTCCACACCCTCGCCACCCGCTCCGCCCACCCCGTCCGCGTCATCGTCTCCGAACCCTTCGCCCCCACGCTCGAAGGCGCCTCCTACGTGGACCCCGTCATCGTCCCTCACGACTGGATCAAGGGCGTCCCGGAGCTCGCCACCCTCCACCCGCACGCCCTCATCCCGCAGGCGTGGCTCTCCGCCAACCCCGGTCACGGCCCCTCTACCCTCGCCATCAATGGTCGCCTCTTCCGTTATGACCCCGCGCTCGACCCGGACTACTCGACCTGCATGTGGCGCCGCCTAGGACTCACCCGCACCGACATGCTCACCCTCCCGCTCATCCTCGACCGCCGCTCCCCGGAGCGTGAGAGCGCCCTTCTGAAGCCCCTCGCAGGCAACAAGCGCCCCGTCCTCCTCCTGAACCTGCACGGCCCCTCGTCCCCCTTCGTCTGGCTGCCCGAAGTGATGAACGCCCTCGACCGCTTCAAGTCCCGTGTCCTCGCCATCGACCTGCACTCGATTCGCGCCCACCGCCTCCACGACCTCCTCGGTTTATACGACATCGCTCACGGCCTCATCACCGTGGACACCGCCACCCTGCACCTCGCTCCCGCCTCCCGCATCCCGGTGGCCGCCTTCACGGCCAACGGCTGGCGCGGCTCCACCCCGCGCGGCAACACCGTCTGGACATGCCGCTACAGCGACACCCCCGCTCGCCTCGTCGAACTCCTCCACATCGTGGAGTCGTGGCTCGGGGAGGTGGAGGTGCCAGCCGTGCCCGCACCACCCGTCACACTCGCCACGCCCGTCACCCACGACGCCCCCACCCCATGCCCCGCGTAACCGCCATCATCCCGGTCTACCAGCCCGACCCGGCCATCCTCACGCGCTGTCTCGCCTGTGTTACCCCGCAGGTTGATGCCGTCATCCTCGCCACCGAAGGCCGCAGCATCCTCCCGCACGGCATCCCCACGGACCCCCGCATCTCAGTCGCCCACACCCCGCGCTGCGGCATCGGCTTCGGCGCCAACGTGAACCAGGGTGCCACCCACGCCCCCCAGTCCACCGACTGGCTCCTCATCCTGAACGACGACGTGTTTCTCAACGACGACGCTGTCGCCCGCATGCTGGAGACCGCCCGCCCAGACACTGGCATCGTGGTCCACCTCCTGCGCTACCAGGACGGCCGCATCTTCTCCACAGTCTGCGCCCGTCGTCCCGGCGACTACGACTTCAGCCACGTCGATCACCTCGCCCCCCAGCCCACCATGCACACCGTGCAGGAGGTGGAAAACGCCTGCGGCGCCTCGTGGCTCATCCGCCACGACGTGTGGCGCCGGGTGCACGGCTACGACGAATCCTTCTTCGCATACTGCGAGGACAACGACCTCTCGATGCGTGTGCGCCAGGCCGGGTGGAAAATCCTTTACACCCCCCACGCCAAGGGCTGGCACGTCGGTCACCAGTCCATGCGCCTCGTCGGTGACCTGAGCGCCCTCATCCGCCCCTCCGCCGCCTGCTTCCACGCCAAGTGGGGCGACTACCTCGCCTGGAACCGCTGCCGTGTCCCGGGCAACTTCGACTACTTGCGTCAACCCACCACCCCGGCCTACGCTCCCGTCACATGAGCGCCTCGTCCTCGCCACCAGCCGGGTGCTGGTTCCTGAAGCCGCCGCCCCCTCCTCGCGTCACCCTCGTCTACGTCCACCCGATGACGCTCGAATCCTTTCAGGAGCCCGCCGCCCGTTTCGTCTCCACCTTCCTCGCCCATCCGCCCGGCCACCCGCATCGCCTCCTCGTCGTCTGCAACGGCAACCGCGCCCAGCCCGTCACCCGCCGCCTCTTCGCCCCGCTCGCCGACGCTGGCATCACGCCCGAATACGCCACCCACACCAACGAGGGCCACGACATCGGCGCCTACCAGTTCGCCTCCCGCACCCACTCCCACGCCTCCGACCTCATGGTGTTCTTCGGCGCCTCGACCTACTTCCGCCGCTCAGGCTGGCTCGCCCGCATGGTGGACGCATGGCACAAGCACGGCGACACCCTCATGGGGGCCATGGGCCACCGCGGTGTCCCCAACGGCCCCGCCCCCCACATCCGCACCACCGCCTTCTGGCTCTCCCCCGCCCTCTTCAACGCCTACCCGCTTCGCATCACCCGAGCCGACCAGCGCTACGCCTTCGAGCACGGCCACACCTGCCTCACCTCGTGGATCACCTCGCAGGGCCTCACCCCGCTTGTCGTCTCTTGGGCGGGCGAGCACCGCTGGGAGGAGTGGGACTCGCACGAGGGGTATCACAGCGGGACGCAGTCGAATCTCCTCGTGGGGGATCGCATGTCGGCCCCACCCTTTCACCACTGCGTGTAGCGCGCCGCCCATGTCCGCCCCCATCGCCATCTTCCACCACTCCGTGTTCTGCGCCCCCGACGGCTCCCTCTGGCCCGCCGCCCCCGCCATCATTGCCTCCCAGATGGACGCCCTCCGCCGCTCCGGCATCCTCGACTTCGCTTCGGTCGTGGTGTGCGGCATAAACGGCGGCTCTGAAAGCCGCTGCCTCGCCTCCGCCCTCCTCCCCCCGCAGGCCCGCCTCATCTACCACGGTCTCGAAAGTCGCAACGAGAACTCCACCCTCGCCGCTCTCGAAGACTGGCTCCCGCGCCACCGTCACTACCACGTCCTCTACCACCACGCCAAGGGCGCCACTCACACCCCCGGTGAACGCAAAGGCACCATCTGGCGCAACTGCATGACCCGCCACCTCATCAAGAACTGGCGCCGTTGTGTCACCGACTTGGACGCCGGGCACGAGGTCGTGGGCTGTCACTTTATGCGGCCTCCGCTTACGCCAGGTAACCAACACATATTTGCGGGAAATTGGTGGTTCGCGAAAGCTTCCTTTCTCGCCACGCTTCCGTCTATCCGGTCCACGGCTCGCGTGAAACTGTCGGGCTTGGGCGCGTTGGACAGTCGATACGAGGCTGAAACGTGGATCGGTAATGGGCCTCGACTTCCACGTATCAAGGATTATCATGGGCCGTCGTGGCACCCCGGATTCATTGATTCCTGCATATGAAAAGCATTCCGCTCACGCACGGCAAACACGCGCTGGTTGACGACGTGGACTACGGCTACGTTTCTCGCTACAAGTGGCGGGCAATGCCGATACCTAGAGTGAGAATGGACACTGTGTGGTATGCCGTGCGAACAGATCGAAACGCGAGCGGCGATAAAACCACGGTGTACATGCATCGTGTTGTAATGCAGCTTGCAGAACACTCATCACTTACTGGATTCGATCACAGAGACGGTAACGGTTTAAACAATCAACGCGATAACTTGCGTCCTTGCAACCAAACACAAAACAACGCCAACAAGCGCAAGCAAGCAGGGCGAACGAGCGGATTCAAAGGAGTTAGCTGGTCGGCGGAGCGAGGGAAGTGGGAAGCTTATTTGCGTTTTAAGGGTAAGCGTGTGCTAGCGTCGCGTTTCGATTCAGAGGCAAGTGCTGCGGTTGCTTACGATGTCGCCGCACAAAATTACTTCGGTGAGTTCGCTCGACTAAATTTCCCCATGCGGGATACTCTTGTGATATAATTCAGCGTGAGCCTTCCGCCCGACCTCCAAGCCGAATATGATGCCGCCGCAGTTCCGTTTATTGGTGGCGCGATAAGCCTTGCGGAAACCAAAATGAAGTCGTGGCGGTATTTCCTCGAAATTTGCTCTGCGTGCAACCTGCGCTGCCCAACGTGCACCAAAGGGAACCAAGCTGCGGTGGACGGTTTAAAGTACGATCACCAGACCGGCATCATGGACATGGACCTGATGGAGCGTATTCTCGACAAGATGGCACGGGAAAATCCGCAGGCGCTCGTCTATTGCTACGGTAATTCCGAAATCTGGCTCCACCCGCGGCTTCCTGAGTGTGTCGCCGCAGTCAAGAAGCGTGGTTTGTCCCCGCAACTCTCCAGCAACCTCAACTACGTTCAACGAGTTGAGGAGACACTAGAGGCAGGGCCGGACCTCATCATTATCTCGCTGAGTGGCTGGACTCAAGAGGTGTACGAGAAAGGTCATGCCGGTGGCCGCATCGACAAGGTCAAAGCGAATATGCGGATTCTTGCAGAGGCAAACAATGCTCGCCCACTGGAGAAGCGTGTTAAGATACTGGTAAATTTTCACGTGTACCTTGATAACGGTCACGAGATTGAGCCGATGCGGGAGTACGCGACCAACCTTGGGCTGGGTTTCTTCACATCGTGGGCGAGAGCCATTTCGATGGAATCGACCATTCAGTACGAACGTCACCTTGACCCGGAAGCGACCCCGTTCGAGGTGCAGGAGGGTCGTCCCGATTGGAACAAGGTTCTGCCCCCAGTGTCACAGACCTACATCGAAGCCATGAAGCGTCTTCGGATTCCACCGACAGAGGCGAGAGCGATGTATGCACATCACCCGATGAACCGTGTCTGCCCGGTTGGAGCCGGATCAATGTTCACATTCGTCCGACACGACGGCAAGACATCCATGTGCGCCTGTGTGGCTGATAGGCGCATTACAGTCGGGGATTACCTCAACACCACGCCGGACGAGATGATAGAACAGAGGACTGACCACGCCATTTGTAAGCAATGCCTCAAGTACCGCAACAACATGTACTATCACCTCGTAGATCGAGAGAAGTGGGAGTCTCCATGATGACAACTGATCTTACCGGCAACGTCTATGGCAGGCTCACCGTGCTGGGACTACATGGCACCAAGCGCTATCCCAGTGGTGGCACTCGCCGCATGTGGCTGTGTCGATGCGAGTGCGGAGTTGAAACTGTGGTGGCCGGCAACAACCTCACACTGAATCACACGACGACCTGTGGTGCTAAGCAACACGCTGTAACTTATCACGGTAAGACCGGCACGCAGCTGTATCACGTCTGAGAGAACATGCTCGCTCGCTGTAATAGGCCAACGCTCCCAGAGTACCCCTATTATGGCGGTCGCGGAATCGCGGTCTGCGAACGGTGGCTGAGCTTCAGGGCGTTTTGCGAAGACGTGGGTGATGGCTGGCGTGACGGACTCGTATTTGATAGGCGTGACAACAATGGAAACTACACCAAGGAGAATTGCCATTGGGTTACGCCTTTACGCAGCGTTCTCAACCGGAGTAACACGCTTATATGGGAGTCCAGTGAGGTGAGAGGATTGAAGTTGACGGCGCGTGAGTGGAGTTGCTTGTCGTTGCAGATTCCACGGCTGGTTCTTTCCCGACTCCGCCATGGATGGACGGTGGAGGAGGCCATTATGCGACCGCTTCAACCTCGCGCAAGGAGTGTTCAGTGATACAACTATTTGGCTCCGCCGGATTCATGGGCATCGCCCTCGCTCGCGAACTTGACCGTCGCGGCCTCGCATGGCAGCGCGGTGACTGGCGCACTCCCGTCATCCCACCCTCCACCACTCTCGTCATCAACGCCGCCGCCTACATCCCCAAGCCCTCAGTGATCGCCTGCGACACCCAACCCGCCGCCACCATCCAGGGCAACCTGCTGCTGCCGCTACACCTCGCCCACTTGTGTGCCCGCCATGACGTCCCCCTCGCCCACATCTCCACCGGCTGCCTCTGGACCGACGGACAGGAGCATGACGAGGACTCGCCCCCGCAGCGCGGCTTCGGTGGCCACTGCGGCACCTACGTCGGTGTGAAGATATTGGCCGAGGACGCCGTGCGCACCACCCACTCCCAGCACTACATCTGGCGCGTCCGCCTCCCGTTCGACGAGTTCGCCGGTCCCCGCAACTACCTCTCGAAGCTCGCCGCCTTCCAGGACGTGTGGGAGCAGGTGAACTCAGCCACCCACCGCGCCGACTTCGCCCGCGCCGCCCTTGACCTCGTTGAAGCCCGCGCCCCCTGGGGCACCTACCACCTCGTGAACCCCGGTTCGCTCTCCGCGCGTGACGTGGTCACACGCATGAAGGAGCGCGGTATCTTCCCGCACGAACCGCGCTTCATCGAGAAGGGCCTCGGTGCCTGTCGCCTCTCAGTCGAGAAGGCCCTCGCCACAGGCATCACCATCCGTAGCGCCTCAGAGGCCCTCGACGACGCCCTCACCCGCTGGACCCCGTGATTTACCGCGCTCACACCACCTGCCGAGCCTGCAGCCACCCCACCCTGACCCCGGTGCTCGACCTCGCCGAACAGCCTCTCGCAAACGCCTTTGTCCGCGACGGCACCCCGGCTCCCCACGCTCCGCTCTCCGTCCTCCTGTGCGAACGCTGCTCTCTCGCCCAGTTGAGCGTCGTCGTGGACCCCTCGGTTCTCTATCACGCCTCCTACGCCTACACGCAGCAATCGCGCACCGCCTCGTTCAAAGCGCACGTCGCCACTCTCCTGTCAGCCATCCGCGCCGAACTCCCCCGCGCCACCTCCGCCCTCGAAGTCGGCAGCAACGACGGCTCCTTTCTAGCCGAGCTGCGCCGCTCGGGCTTCACCCGCCGCATGGGCATCGACCCCTCGGCCACGGGCTTGGAGCCCGCGCTTCGCGAGCGCTTCGACACCGAGTCAGCCACCGCCCTGCGAAACGCCTGCGGTCCCTTTGACCTCGTGGTGGGCCGCCACGTCTTCGCCCACCTGAACGACTGGCCCGGCTTCATCACCGCCCTGTCCGCCATCACCGCCCCCGACGGCCTCGCCGTCCTTGAGGTGCCCGACGCCTCCGCCCTTCTCGCCGGCAACCACTGGCCCACCATCTACCACGAGCACCTCAGTTACGTCTCCGCAGACAGCTTGCGCGCCCTCCTCCGGGGCCGCGACTGGCACCTCGCCACCACGCTCCACTCGCCCATCCACGGCGGCAGCTCGGTCTTCATGTTGAGGCGCGGTGAGGATGCCAGCCCGGCGCCACGCCTAAACGCCCTCCCCGAGTGGCGCTCCCTCGCCACCCGCACCCACACCGCCATCACACACCTCCGCGACCTCATCCGCAACCTCCGCTCGGGCGGCGCCACCATCGCCGCCTACGGCGCCCCGGCCAAGGCCACGGTCATTGCCGCCGCCTGCGGCTTCACGCAGTCCGACCTCGTCTTCTGCACCGACACCACGCCCTCCAAGGCGGGTTGCACCCTGCCGGGCACCGACATCCCGGTGGTCTCGCCTGACGCCCTGCTCACCGCTCAGCCCGACTACGCCCTGCTGATGGCCTACACGTACGCCGAGGAGATAGTGGCCCGCGAATCCACCTACCGCGAGCGCGGCGGCCGCTTCATCCTCCCGGTGCCCGAACCCCGCATCCTATGAGTCTGCGTGTCATCATCACCGGAGGCCTCGGTTTCATCGGCTCGGCCCTCGCCCGCCGCATCCTCGCCGACCCCTCGGTTGAGTCCCTCCTGAACGTGGACTGTCTCACCTACGCAGGCAGCGAGTCGAATGTCGCCGCCATCGCCTCGGACCCCCGCTACCGCTGGTCCCGCACCGACCTCCGCAACCGCAAGGCCGTCGCCTCGCTCGTCGATTTCACCTCCCCCACGCACATCCTCCACCTCGCCGCCGAGAGCCACGTTGACCGCAGCATCTCCGACCCCGATGCCTTCCTCTCGACCAACGTGATGGGCACCTTTCACCTGCTGGAGGCCGCCCGCCTCACCTCCGGCGTCCGCTTCCACCACGTCTCCACCGACGAAGTCTTCGGCAGCATCGCCGCCCCCGCGCTCTTCACGGAAGCCTCCCCCTACGACCCGCACTCGCCCTACAGCGCCAGCAAGGCGGCCTCCGACCACCTCGTCCGCGCCTACCACTCGACCTACGGCCTCGCCACCACCCTGACCAACGGTTCCAACACCTACGGCCCGCGCCAGCACGCCGAGAAATTCATCCCCACGGTGATTCGCGCCTGCCTAACCCGCGCCCCCATCCCGCTCTACGGCGACGGTCTCAACGTGCGCGACTGGCTTCACGTGGACAACCACGCCGAGGCCATCTGGCTCGCCGCCACCCGTGCCACCCCGGGCTCCACCTACCTCGTGGGCGGCTCCGACGAGCGCACCAACGAGTCCATCACCACGCTCATCTGCCGTCTGTTCGACGAACTCCGACCGTGGCCCGGCCACAGCCACGCCTCACTCATCACTCACGTCACCGACCGTCCCGGCCACGACCGTCGCTACGCCGTTGACTCCACGCGCCTCCGCCTCGACCTCGGCTGGCGCACCACCCGCATCCTCGAAGAGGGACTCCGCTCTCTCGTGCAGGACGCCCTCACCCCATGACACGACGCGGCATTTTGTTGTGCGGCGGTTCCGGCACCCGCCTTCACCCCCTCACACGCGCCGTGCCCAAGTCACTTCTCCCGGTCGCAAACAAACCGATGGTGTACTACCCGCTCTCCACGCTGATGCTCGCCGGTCTCCGCTCCATCCTCGTCATCACGACCCCGCACGACGCCCCGGCCTTCCAGCGCCTCCTCGGCGACGGCACCCAGTGGGGTATCTCGCTCTCCTACGCCACCCAGCCCGAGCCCGCAGGCATCGCCCAAGCATGGCTCATCGCTGCCGACTGGCTCGACAACGCCCCGTCCTGTCTCGCCCTCGGCGACAACCTGCTCTACGGCGCCGGTCTCCGCGAGGTCCTCATGACAGCCTCCGCCCGCGCCCGGGGCGCCACCTGCTTCGGCTACCACGTCGCCGACCCGCGCAGCTACGGTGTCGCCACAGTAGACCCCGCCACCGGCCTCGTCACCTCCATCGAGGAAAAGCCCGCCACCCCGCGCTCCAACTGGGCCATTCCCGGCCTCTACTTCGTGGACCAACTCGCCGTTCCCATCGCCGCCGCCCTCACTCCCTCCCCTCGCGGCGAGCTCGAAGTAACCGACCTCCTGCGCGCCTACGCCTCCGCCGGCCCCCTCCACCTGGAGCGTCTCAGCCGCGGCTACGCCTGGCTCGACGCCGGCACCCACGACACCCTTCTGGACGCCGGCAACTTCATCGCCACCATTGAGCGTCGCTGTGGCCTCACCGTGGGCGACCCCCTCGCTATCGCCCAGTCAAACGGCTGGCTGGACACGCCCCCCGCCTCGGCGAGCGGGCATTGACTACGCTATCGCGCAAGGTTAATAGATAACTGTGCAATTCGCCGACCCAAGACTTGTCGAGGACATCGTATATGCCATGCGTCAGGCCGACTTCCCCCGCAACCGCAACCGCGCCCGCATCGACTCCCTTTGCAACGGCGACTCGCCCTACACGCCCGAACAGGAGCGCCTGAACAACATCGAGGTCAACGTCAACGACCTCTCCCACACGCGCCTCACTCACGACGCCCGCCTCCAGCTCTACCAGGGTTTCAACAAGCCGGGCAACTTCTTCACGTGCCGCACGGACAGCGGGCCCGTCAGCCGCCGCACTGAGCGCGGCCAGACCGTCACCCGCGACATCAACCGTCGCCTGAAGCGCAGCAACCCCTACTTCGAGTGCCAGCGCTCCCAGCTCGCGCTCAACGTCCTCCACGGCATCGGTCCCGCCATCTGGAACGACTCCGACCGATGGTCCCCGGACCCCCTCGGCATTGAGGACGTGCTCGTTCCCGGACGCACCCTCACCTCCTTCGACGGCCTCCCGTTCATCGCCATCTACCGCAATTACTCCGCCCAGAAGCTGATGCGCCTCACGCGCAAGGACACCCGTGACCGCGGCTGGAACATGCGCGCCGTCGCAGCCGCCCTGAAGTGGGTGGACAGCGAGACGCAGAAGATGCTGGGCACCTCGGAGTCCGCCGAGTTCTGGTCCCCGCAGCGCGTCGAAGAGCGCCGCAAGGACAACGACGGCGCCTACGCCTCCGACCTCTGCCCCACCATCGACTGCTGGGACTTCTACCACTGGAGCGACGACGCCGGTCAGGAGGGCTGGCGGCGCAAGATCATCTTCGACGCCGAGGGCGGCTACAAGGCGTGGCAGACCCCGGAACCGCGCTCCCGCCCCACGAAGAACCTCATAGGCGACACCAAGGGGCGGTTCCTGTTTGACGGTGGAGACCGCGTCTGGGGCCGCAAGCTCGAACAGATCGTCCACTTTCAGTTCGCCGACCTCTCGGCCAAGGCGCCCTTCCGCTACCACGGCGTCCGCTCCCTCGGCTGGATGCTCTACGCCATCTGCCACCTCCAGAATCGCCTCAACTGCAAGACGTGGGAGGCGGTGTTCGAGACCCTGATGCCGTACATGCGCGTGGACAGCAGCGATGCCGCCGAACGCGCCCTCAAGGTGACGATGGCCTCGCGTGGTATCGTGGACTCGACCGTCCACTTCCTCGGGGCCGAGGAGCGCTGGGCGCCCAACCCGGTCTTGGTCGAACTGGGCATGGCGATGGGCAGCCGCATCCTCAACGAGAACTCCGCCTCCTGGGTGCAAAACCAGAACTTCAGCCGTGATCGCGTCGAGAAGACGAAGTTCCAGGTGATGGCGGAGATTAACGCCATGATGACGCTCGTCTCAGCCGCCCTCCAGCAGGCGTATCGCTATCAGGCGTCGCAGTACCGCGAAATCGTCCGCCGATTCATGCGCCCCGGTTCCTGCGACCCCGACGTGCGTGACTTCCGCGCCTGTGTCCTCGCCCAAGGCGTTCCCGAGAAGCTGCTCGATGCCGAGCGCTGGGATGTCGAGCCCGAGCGCGTCATGGGCAGCGGCAACAAGACGCTCGAAATGGCCATCGCCCAACAACTGATGGAGTGGCGCGCCGCCTACTCCCCCGCCGCCCAGCAGGAGATTCTCAGGCTGTCCACGCTCTCCGTTACCGACGACCCCGCTCTCTCAGCGAACCTCGTGCCTCGTGCCCCCGTCACCAGCGACACCGCCCACGACGCCATGGCCGCCTTCGGCTCGCTCATGGCCGGTGGCCACATGGACTGGAAGGAGCACCACAGTCGCGTGGAGATCGCCGAGACCCTTCTCGCCGAGCTCGCCACCGCCATCCCCGCCGCCCTCCGCGACGGGGAAGCTACGATGGAGCAGGTCGAGGGCTATGAGAACGTGATCGCCCACGTGTCCGACGTGATCGCCCACGCCGTCAAGGACGAGCCCCTCGCCGACCGCGTCAAGGAACTGGCCCAAGCGTCCGGCAAGCTCGCCAACGAGGTCGCCCTCCTCCGCAAGCAGGCCGAGGCCAAGCGCGCCTCTCAGAACGGCAACGGTCGCATCCCGCCTGAGACCCTCGCCAAGATAGAGTCGGATCACGTCTCCGCCGAGGCGAAGGCGGCGAACACGCGTGAGAGTCATGCCGCTCGTACCGCCCAAAAGCAACTGAGCCACGAGCTCCAGCTCGACCAGTCCCGTCAGAAGCACGAGCAGGACTTGGCCGCCGAGGCCGAGCGCAGCCGCCTCGACCTTGAGGTGCAGGCCGCCGAGTCCGCGCTCTCCCTCGAAACGAAGGCCGCCGAGACCGCCCTCCAACTGGACGCCGACCGCAAGAAGGCTGAGGCTGCCGCTAAGAAGCCCGCTCCCGACAAGCCCGCCGCTTGACGTAACTCATGGGGCGTGTTACGAGTTACGCCATGCCTGTCCTCACCTCGCCGCGCGACCGCTTCCTCAAGCACCCCAAGGCGGTCGAGGCGCATCTAGCCCTTGTGGGCGCACCTGAGTTCCGCACCGCTTGCGACACCGCCCTCCTGCAGTTCATTCACGCCCTCCCGCCCGCCACGGACGCCGCCACCCGTGCCCACATGATCGACGGTGCCCGTGAGTTTATTCGCACGTTGTTCACCCTCGGGGACGTGCCGCTGGAGACCACCTCACGCACCCCCATCGGACGCCTCGACCCTAACGCCTGACGCCTATGCCCACTGAATCACCTCCCGCCGCCCCCGCTGCACCCGCAACGCCCCCTGCACCCGCCACCCTCCCCAATCCCGTCATCCCAGCCTCGGTGCCCACCGCTCCCCGTCCCGGCGAGCCCGACGCCATGACGCGCTCACGCGACCGCCTCACTCGCTCCGCCGAGGGTGCCGACGGCATACCCACCCCGGCCAAGGGTGCCACGCCCGCCAAGCCTGCTGTCACGCCGCCCGCTACGCCCGCCACCCCGCCCAAGCCCGCTGAGCCCGCGAAGCCCGCCACGCCTGACACGAAGGCTACCCCCGCGGCGAAACCCGGCGACTCCTCCAAGCCCGCGGATGCCACTCCCTCAGGCGACCCCACCACCCCACCGGTCGACTCACCCGCCGAGCACAAGAAGGGCCTCGGCTACCTCGTCAATAAGTACAAGGAGACGTCGCGCCAACACGAGATAAGGGCCGCCGAGCTCGAAGCCAAGCTCGCCAAGGTGGGCGACCCGGACGCTGTCTCCAAGCGCATCGAGGCCGCCGAGAAGCGCGCCGCCGAGCTGGAGGCAGAAATCCGCCACGCCAACTACGCCAAAAGCGAGGAGTTCGCCACGAAGTACCGCAAGCCCCTGGAGGACGCCTGGACGCAAGCCGTCACCACCTTTGGCCAGCTCAAGGTGATCGGCGAGGATGGCGTCACCACCCGCCCCGCCACCGATCAGGACCTGGTCGCCCTCGCCCAGATGCCCGAGGGCCTCATCGACGAGACCGCCGAGGCGTGGTTCGGCAAGTCGGCTCAGCGCGCCATCCGCCACGTGGAGCGTGTCCGCGAACTCAGTGCCGCCCAGTCTCGCGCCCTGGAGGACGCCCGCAAGGCCGCCACCGAGCACGACGCCCAGTCCACGGCCGCCGCCCACCACGCTCGCGAGGAGACAGTCCGCCTCTGGACCGAGGCCACCTCTGAAGCCGACCGCACCCACGACTTCCTCCAGCCCAAGGAGGACGATGACGAGTGGAACGAGCGCCTCGGCACCGCCCGCGAGTTCGTTGACACAGCCCTCACCGCCAACGTTGCCGACCCCAAGCTCACCTCCGCCCAGCGCGCCGACCTCGTCAAGAAGCACGCCAAGATGCGCGCTGGCGCCATCGGTTTCGACATGATGAAGCTCGAAGTGAAGCGCCTCAAGGCACAGCTCGCCCAGCGTGACACCGAGATCGCCGCCATCAAGGCGACGCAACCCGGTGCAGGTGGCCCCCGCCTCGACGGCGACCCCGGCACCCCCGCAGGCACCGCCACCGAGCGCTCCCTCGCGCGCCTCAATCGCATGGTGGCGGACGCGCAGCAGTAACGCACCTCACCACCCCGCCCACACATTCCCCCTTGACGCGCCTGCCAAGGCGTGCGACACGTCCCTCCAGTCAGGCACACCACCTGACACGGGCTTAAACCGCGAGGGCGGTCAAGTGCGTCCCGGCTTCTGAGGCCATTGGCCTCTGTAAACACCCACCACCAACAGTGTCGCCATGTGGCGTCCCCCTGCTGGTGATAACGACAGCAACGTCCGTGTTTACAGCAGAAGCCTATGGCCACCGTTTGCGAGAAGTTCACACAGTTCCTTGTCGATGAGCAGCCGCACTTCGACGAGGACATCCTCTCCGACATTCGCGTCACCGACTCCTGGATTGGCAACGTCGCCACAGGCGTCTTCGAGGCGCACACCGGGGTCGAGCACACTCTCGACCGTTTCAAGCACGTCTTCCCGAACACCACCAAGTCGTGGAGCACCACCCGCTACACGCACTGTCTCGGGACGCCCTGCGATCCCACCCGCCATCAGATCGGGATGGGCGCCGAGCGCATCACCTACCACCTCGTGGATCAGCACTGGGCGACTCCCGTCCTCTGCTTCGACCAGCTCCGGCACGTCTCCCACTCGCAGGACCACTGGACGCAAATCCTCGCCAAGACGCTGCGCCCGGCCACCTCGGCCATCATGTCGAATTTCCTGCGTCGCGCCGCCCTCGACAACGCCAACAACCGCTTCGTGGTCAACGCCACGATGCCGCAGTTCACCTTCCAGTGGACGGCCGTGGGCACCGACGAGTACTACCTCGACACGTCCATCAACCCCTCGACCGTGGGCAAGCTCGCCCCTCAGCACCTCCAGGTGCGCTTCCACCCGCTGATGCTGCAAGGCTACGCGGGCGAGAATCCGTTCAAGGAGACCGTGGCGATGATCGAGTTCGTCTCGTCCATCGAGACCGCGTGGGAGCTCGACAAGCTGGGCGGCTCAACCGGCGTCGGAGGCACCCCCTCCATCCCCGGCAACTGGCGCTTCACATCCTTCGACGCCGCCAACGCCTACTGGCGCTACGGCTTCTCTGGCCAGATCGGCAACTTCCTCATCCGCGCCGACTCCATGCCCCTGCGCTTCAACTTCGTGGGTGATCGCGGTGCCGCCGTGGGCGTCAACCGCTATCGCTACCAAGTCATCCTGCCCTACGAGAACAACGTGGCGGCGGGCGCCGGTGGCGAACCCGGTATCGGCTCCGACCCCAACGACGACTTCCAGACGGCTCGCTACGAGCTTGGCTTCATCATGCACAAGCGCGCGATGACGCTCAAGGTCTCGGAGATGACCACCATCAACCCGGAGATGCCGTTCCTGCACCGCTCCTTGGCCGGCAAGTGGCGCTTCGTGATGGACAACCTGACGTGCGGTACCGACGTGAACGGCAACCCCATTGCCGTGGACAACGCCGACCGCAACAAGGGTCAGTTCCGCGCCGACTTCGAGCACGCCGTCCGTCCCGAACATACCGAGTTCATGGAGGCGTTCTTCTACGTGCGCGAGCCGCTGTGCCTGCCGTTTATCGCGTCTTGCAGCAATCAGGTTGGCTATCCGGTGCAAATCTACGGCTCGGCGCCGACGCCCTGCCCATAACCATCGCCTTGATGTGGTGGGTCGCTCTCACGGGACCCACCCTCCTTCCACATGGCCAACAACGACAGCTTCTACGGCGAGGGGGCGAAGAGCGGTGGGGGCTCCGCTCCCACCATGCTCTCGCGCTCGGTTCTGGGCGGCAAAGGCGTCAAGCCCGGCGACCGCATCACGCTCCGTGTCACCCGCGTCTACGACGACGAGGTGGGTGTGGAGGTGGCCGGTGGACGGGACGACGGGGAGGAACCCGCGGACACGCCCGAGCCTCCCACGCCCGACACGGCGGAAACCGAGCCCACCCCACCCGAACCACCCGCCCCGGAACCCGCCACCGAGGGCAGCTTCTACTCCTGACGTGACATGGCAGCCATTACAATCGCCGAGGCTCAAGCCCTCATTGCGGGCATCTCCTGCGACCTGTGCAAGATTCCGCAGGGACTCGTGTGGCACGCCATCCTCGCCGCTCAACTCGATCTCAACGCCGGAGGCACCGTGGCTGACGCTCAAACCCTCATAAACGAGGCCAACTGCCTCACCTGCGTCATCCCGCCGGGCATGGTGCCTTACCTCCTGCTGCAAGCGATGCGGAACAGCGGCTCCGGGGGTGGTGGAAGCGGCAGCGTCATTTCCGGGGCAGGCGCTCCTGTGGCCGACCCCGGTGTATCAGCAGCCGTCTACTTCGACACCACCAATGGAACGCAATACAACTGGTACTCGGGCGCGTGGCATTAAGTGCCGTGCGTGGTTCACAGTCCTCGTCTGGCTCGCTGCGGTGCTGCCCCTCCGCGCAGCCGTCATCCAGAACAACTGGGTCACAAACAGCTCCACGGCCGCCATCACCGGGCTGACGGCCGACGCCGCCCCGGACGCCGCCAACGACTTCGTCGTCACCTACGACGCCTCCGCAGGCACCCTCAAGAAGGTGGCGCTCGCCAACCTGCCCACGGGCGGTGGCGGCGAGGCCAACGTGGGCGGAAACCTCGGCACGGGCCTCTTCTGGTACGCCTCCAAGAGCGGCATCACGCTTCAGTTCAACTCGTTCACCAACGCGGACAGCTCGATCTCGGTGTTCAGCAACGCGAACACCATCTCCATCGCGGCCACGAATATCACCTCGGCCAAGATCACGGATGGTGCCATCGTCGATGCGGATGTGAATGCGTCCGCCGCCCTGGCGCGAACCAAGATCGCCTCGGGCAGCGCCGATCACGTCATCATCAACAACGGTTCGGGGGTGCTGTCGAGTGAGGCCACGCTGGGTGCGGCCCGGTTCCCGGCGCTGACCGGTGACGTGACCACCCCCGGTGGCTCACTCGCCACGACCATCGCGGCCAACGCTGTCGCCCTCGGCACCGACACCACAGGCAACTACATCGCCACTGAGACCGGCACCACCTTCCACATCGCCATCACGGGCTCCGGCAGCGAAACCGCCGCCACCACCATCGACATTGACGCCACGGCCACACTGGCGGGCAACCCGGCCCTTGCCGCCAGCGGCATCGGGTTCGCCACCACGGGCATCATATTCGAGGGCGCGACGGCGAACTCCAACGAGGGTCTCGTGACCGCCGATGACGTGACGGCTGACCGCACGTGGACCCTGCCGGATCGCAGCGGCACCGTGATCCTGTCGGGCGACACCCTCACAGGGGACGTGACCGCCACGATGGAGAACGACGGCTCCACCACCACCGTCATCGCCGACAATTCCGTGGACGGCACTGACATCGCCCTCGGCTCGGACGCGCAGGGCGACATCATGTATTACAACGGCACGGACTACGTGCGCCTTGCCGCGGGCACCTCCGGCCACTTCCTCCAGACGCAGGGCGCGGGAGCCAATCCGCAGTGGGCCGCTTCCTCGGGGTCGGGAGACATCACCTCGGTGGGCGACGTGGCCTCCGGCGCGGCGTTCGACGGCACCCAGGGCACCCTCCTGACGTTCAACCACGCCGCGGGCGACCACACCCTCAGCTTCGACGCCACCGAGGCACGCTTCCAGTTCAGCACGAACGTCTCGGCCAACATATTCGTGGCGACAAACGGTTTCCAGAACGTGGCCTCGGCCAGCGCAACCATCGTAGTCGAGGGCACCACGGATGACGCTAACGAGACCACCCTCGCCTTTGACGACCCGACTGCCGACCGGACCATCACCTTCCCGGATCGCGCCGGCACGGTCTCACTGAGCGGAGACACCTTCACGGGGGATGTGACCGGCACACTCTCGTCGTCTGGAGCGACCGCGCTCACCATCGCCGCCAACTCCGTGGCGCTCGGCACGGATTCCACAGGCAACTACGTTGCAACAATTGCCGGGACCACCTTCCGGGTGGCGGTGTCCGGCTCAGGCTCCGAAACCGCAGCCGTCACAGTGGACATCGACAACACGGCCACGCTCGGAGGCAACCCGGGACTCGCGGCCAACGGCATCGGATTCGCCACGACCGGTTTCATCTTCGAAGGCGCCACCGCCAACACGTCGGAGGGCTTGCTCACGATGGACGATGTCACAGCGGATCGCACCTACACCCTGCCCGACCGAAGCGGCACGGTGACTCTCTCCGGGGACACGTTCACCAGCGAGGTGACCGGGACAATCAGCTCGTCCGGTGCCACCGCTCTGACCATCGCCGACTCCGTGACCGTGGCCACATGGACGATGACCGGCGCACCGGGTCTATCGCTCAACAACGGTGCTACAGGTTCCGGCGTGCTTCGCATCATGGAGGACTCGGATGCTGGTGCGAACTACACCGAGTTTCAGGTGCCGGCCCTGGCGGCGAACGTGATCTACACGCTGCCTCCCGACGACGGCACCTCGGGCGACCAGCTCACCACGGACGGCGCTGGCGTCCTGACATGGGCGGCGGCAGGAAGCGGGAGCGGCGACTCGATTCTCATTGACGGCGTGGCAGTCACCGACGGGTCGGGCGTCAATGTCATCGGCGGCACGGGTGTGGACATCACGTTCAACGCGGGCGTGTCGCCCGACACCGCCACCCTGGTGTTCGACGGCACCGAGCTACAGAGCGGCACCACGTTGGGCGACGGCAGCGCCTCGTCGTGGACCTTCACATTCAACATCGACGCCGTGGGCCCGACCATCGAGGTGCGGGACGACGGCAATATCGTGGCCAGCAACGGCGCCACCGGGCCTGGCGCATGGGCCGTCGCGGAGGACAGCGACAACGGCACGTCCATCGGGATTTTCACATCGGCGGCTGCACTGGGGGCGAATCGGACTTACACGGGGCCGGACCGCAGCGGCACTATCGCCCTCTCTGGCGACACGTTCACTGGCGACGTGACAGGCACGCTCAACTCGTCCGGCGCCACGGCGCTCACGATTGCCGCCGACTCAGTTGCTCTCTCCACAGACACGACGGGGAACTACGTCCAGCAGGTCGCCGACGGCACCGGCATCGACGGCTCGGTGAACAGCGAGGGAGGCACCTACACGCCGACCCTCGACCTGACCGAGATTAACAACGTGACGTGGGGTGACGGCTCCCAGGCCGCCATCACCAACACGCACAACGTCTCCACCGGCACCGACCCCGTCATCATCTTCGACAACAACCTCGTCGAGATTCGCACGGGCAACTTTCGCGTGCAGGCGCTCACGGCTTCGCAGGCGGTGCTCACGGACGCGAGCACGAATCTCGTCAGCGTGGCCACCACGGGGGCGGGTAATGTCATGCGCACCCGTGTGGGTGTCGTCCGCTCGATCGACGTGCCGATGGGTGCGTGGCTCACCAACGGCATCAGCTCGCCTGCCACCCCCGGCTCATGGACCAACGCGAGCGACGCCCTCGGCTTCGTGGACGCCGTCACCAACACCGCCCGCCTTCAGGTGAGCCTGCCCATCACCTGGGGCGCTGGCACCGTGCAATGGAAGTTCGTGATGTCGAGCACGCTCACCAACACGACCACCTCGACGAACGTCGTCTATGGCATCAAGGGTGCGAGCGTGGCCAACGGAGGCACGTGGGACTCGCTCACGTTCGGCACGCAGATCGCCTTCACGAATCACATCCACCGCAGCCCCTACGTGGGTGTGGAGTGTGTCACCCCGGCCATCACCGTGGGCAACACCCCCGCCGCCAACAAGCCCATCGTCTGGGAGCTGACGCGGCTCACCTCGGACGGGACCGACGTGAACACCAACACGGTCAGCATCGTGTCGGCTCAGCTCTTCTACACGGAGACCACAACGGAGCCCAGCGCACCCGCAGCCACGAACTAAATGTCACATCGCCTGACACGCCGCAAAGCGCTGAAGGACTTCGCCTATGTTGCGACGGTCGGGCTGTTCCTGCCGTCGCGGATACTGCGCGGTCAGGACGTGATCCCGGTGCGGCGCAAGGTGGCGGCGGCAGGCGGAGGTGGCGGCGCGGGTGGTCCGTTCACGTTCGTCAAGTCCACGGGTGTCACCGACGATGCGAGCGATACGACGACCACGGCGCAGCTCCTCACGGTCACCGCAGGCAATCTCATCGCCCTCTGGGTGAAGCACGAGGGGACCGCCGTCACGATCACAGCGAGCGACGGAACCACATCCTTCACCGCGCGCACCAAGACCTCGCACACCAACAACGACCTGCATGGGCAATGGTTCTACCTGTTGTCCAGCGTGGCGAGCGGCACGGTGACCTACACGGCCACATTCTCCACGGCGCGCGCCTTCAAGCGCATGATCGTGTTCGAGTTCGATCCGACAGGTTCGGCTGCCTACGACACCGAGGCGCTGAGCGCGACCAACGCCAACGGCACGTCGCTGACCAGCGGAAACCTGACGACTACCGCGAACGACAGCCTCGTCTTGGGCGGCTACGGCGACTACAGCGCCGCCAACCTGACAGCGATGCAGATTAATGGCGTCAACGCGGCAAACATCCGCGGCGCGGACGATTCCACCGGCACGACGCAGGACATCTCCGCCGCGTGGAGCCGCACTCCGACGGCCACCTTCACCGGCGCGGCCACGGCGACACTCGCCTCGGCCAACGACTACGTCCTCAACGCCATCGCCTTCAAATGAGACGCCTCCTCGCCATCGCTTTGTGCCTTCTCGCCCTGCCAGCGAGGTCCGCCCTCATGCCAGACGGCGCTTACCGCACAAACTCGTGGATCGGCGCAGGCGTGATCGGCGGCATCCCCACGAACCAGACGCTCTACACGAATATCGTCACAGCGGGCGCGGCGAACGACTTCAGCGCGAACATCCAGTCCATTTTGCAGACGCACATCACCGCGTGCCCCTCGAACAAGTACATCTTCTTCCCCGCCGGCACCTACCGGCTGTCGAGCGACGTGACCTTCGCGGCTGCCGACTCTGGAGTTGTTCTACGTGGAACTAATGGAACTCATCTTGTTTGCACAAACAATGCTGAGATCAACATCGGGCCGGGCGACAGCGATGCTTCCAGCGGTTCGTGGCTGACGATCAGCAGCGGAGCTACTAAAGGCTCAACATCTGTCACGCTCGGTGCCACGACTGGAATTGCTGTTGGAGAACTCGTCCGATTCCTCCTCCGCACCAACGAGGTGACGTGGGGCGTCCCCTGGAGTGAAGGAGGAGGTTCGCCGCTGGACCTCACGATTCCGTATGTCGCCGCCGCGCATTACGTCTCCGCCATTGCCGGGAATGTCATCACGATTACGCCGCCGCTAACTTGGGATTTTACGAACACGAACTGCCGCGTGATGCCGATGTCCGCACCGCTCGCAATGGCTGGCATCGAGGACATGAATATCACCATCCCGTTGAACAGCGATTCGACGACGGCGGTGCTCTACTTCCAGAACTCGGTGAACTGCTGGCTCAAGAACGTGCAGGTGACGAACACACCTACGAGGGGTGCGGTGTTCTCTCGCTCATGCCATGATGAAATCCGGCACTGCTACTTCTCGAATGACCGTGCGCCTGGCGCGGGTGGTGGTGACTGCATCACGTATTTCTACGCGAACACAGCCTGCCTCGTAACCGACAGCATCTTTTACAAAGGCGAGCCGTGCGTGAAGTATGGCGACGGCCTCGACTTCTCGACCATCGGTAACTCAGGAAACGTCTTCAGTTACAACTTCATCGCCGCCGCCAACACCGACTCCAGCGTCCACTGGCTCTCCTACAGTGCGAACCACGGCTACCACAACTGGGGAAATCTGATGGAGGGAAACATCATCTACGGCTATCCACAGGATGACGGCTACCACGGTTCGTCCTCTCACATGTTCGTGTTCCGTAACTGGGTGAAGGGATATGTCGATGCTGCCAAGGCTGACAAAGGCTGCATGTCCCTGTGCCGCTGGTCCTACACCAACACCATCGTCGGAAATGTGATGGGCGATAACGTGGTGACGTGGACCTACAACCCGACGAACGACTCATTCAGCGGCTCGTCAGTGAGCTACATCTACAAGCTCGGCTACCCGAACATGGGCAACAACGATTACGTGGCCTACTACAGCGGCGGGACGTTCCCAATGCCCACGGCCAATGCATTCGACTACGACCGTTACGTGGCCGAGTCCGCGTTCATCCACGCCAACTACGACTTCGCCTCGAACACGGTGTATAACCTCCCGACGTTTGACACCACCCTGCCGTCGAGCATGTATCTCTCATCGAAACCTGACTGGTGGCCATCGACGAATGCGTGGCCTGCCGCTGGTTCAGACAAATTCACTGGAGGGTCTCCGACGACTAATCAGTGGAACCCCGCCTACGGACGCTACACGGGCGTTGCGGGCCCCCTCGAGGCGGGCGCCAACCCTCCGCCCGTCAACCTGCGCATCACAGGCCGCGTCTCCATCGGCGGCAACATTCGCTTGCAATGACCCCATCCCCGGACACGCGGTAATATGATGCATGGACTACGCAACCTGGGCGAAGTTCGTTATCCTTCTGCTGGAGCGGCTGAAGCTGCGCCGCAAGGAGCCTCCGCCGCAGATACCACCCCCGCCCGTCCGCCCGGTGGCCATCCTCCTCGTGGAGGACGACCCGGACGAGGGCTTTCTGGCGCACCGCACCATCACCGGAGCGGGCTACGTGTGCGACTGGGTGGAATCCTGCGAGCACGCGCTCATCCTCACCGCCAAGGTCACCTACCGCCTCATGATTATTGACATTGGAATGCACGGCGGGATGAACGGCTACGAGCTGGCGCGGCAGGTGCGGCGCGATCACCCTCGTGTCCCCATCTGGCTGTGGACCGGGTCGAAGGACAACCTGTTCTGCGTCGAGGAGGGATTCCCCGTGGGAATACTGCTCAAGACGACCCGATGGGAGGACCTGCTGGACGCCATTCGGATGACGGCGTAACGTGGCACGCGTATGCGATACGCACTGCTCCTCGCCATCTTGACGGGCTGCGCGGCACCTCTCGCGCCCACGGTGACATCCCCCACACCCCCCAAGGCGCACACTCGCATGGTGGCGTCCACGCCACCCCTGCCGCCGGGCGCTGACTTGCCTGCGCCACACGCCGCCCCGCGCCAGAAGGGCGCCCAACCCGCCATCCCCGATCCCGCGGACGCGCCTCGCATGGAGCGTGAGCGCCTCCTCGCCGCCGCCCGCTACGACGCCAAGGCCGCCGCCATGTCCACCGGCATCCTCTACGCCTACGAGGTGCAGGCCGTGGACGGCGCCTTCAGGCACCGATTCGACGTCCCGGACGAGTGGACCGGGTGGCTCGTGCAGCGCCGCGCCCCCTCAGCCGACCACTGGGAGGAGTGCGGTCGCTCAGTGTCCAAGCCCACCCGCGGCCAGACCCTCATCTCGACCAACGGGTGCCAGTTCAGGCTGGTTCGCACCGCCGACGTCGCCGCCCCATGAGACCCACCCCGCCCAAGCTGTCGGTGTCGGTGATTGTGCCCTCGCTGACGGATTGCACCCGCTCCACGGGTTACGGGGGCAAGCGTCGTCTCCGCCGCGGTGACCGCGTAGTCGAGGTGGCCGAGTCCCTCTTCAGCGGCATCCTGACGCAGCTCCAGCGCGACCACCCCCGCCCCCTATGAACGATACCACCCTCGTTACCCGTGCCACCGAGACCGCCAAGAAGCACGGCACCAAGGCCGCCGGGGTCACGTCCCTAGCCGCCGTCATCCTCGCGGGCCAAGCCTACTTCGCCCCGTTGGCGGGCCACAACGAACTCCGTCACGACGTGCAGGACCTGCGCGAGCGCCTCGGGCAGCTTGAGTGGGCGCACGAACGTCCCGCTCGCCACGACGCTTCCATCACCGTAACCAACGTGGGGGGAATAGTGCTGCCAACGTGGAATCCGCTTGGCTATGCGAATGTCGCAACCAACGTGAACCTCGACGCTTACGCATGGCCATAAATGCCGTTGCCACCCGCTGCCCCCCGCGCTACGTTACCCCCATGAAAACCTCCCGCTTCGTCATCACGTGGTACGCCCTCTCAGCCTTCGCCTTCGCTCTCGTCATCGCCTCGCTGGGCTGCAAGACCGCCGGTGTCTACGACCCGGTGAAGTCCTCGCAGGTGGTGGCCGCCATCCAAGTGCCCGTTCAGAGCACTCTTCTCCGGGTCCTCCGCAAGTCACCCCAGCACTCGGACGAGATTGCCGCCTACATCCGGGCAGTGGGAAACGTGTTCTGTGCCGCCAGCATCACCGGCCGCTTCACCCCCGAGCAGCTCATCGCCGAGATCGAGAAGGTCACGCAGCCGCTCCAGTCAAAGGTGGACCCCCTCGTCATCGACGTGAAGAACGCCGCTGTCGCTCTCTACACGATCTTCTACGCGCAGCGCCACTCGGCCGAGCTCTCCCCCGAGAAGTGGCCCGCTCACGTGGCAAAGCTGCTATGCTCCGCCATCGACACCTCGCTGACGGACGCCGGGAAGCCCGGCGTTGACTGGAAGCAGTAACCGCCCCACGCACAACGCGCCCCACGCACAACCCCCACCCACCCATGATCGCACGTTTCTTCTCCGGTTCGTGGCGCACACGCCTTCTGGGCGTCGTGTCGCTCCTCACACTCGCCGGCACCGCCGGCAAGGCCCTGCTGGACGGCGACCCCGCCACCAACCCCGACTGGGCCGCCACCGGGGCTGGCATTGCCGTGGCCTGGGCGGCCATCATCGCCCGCGACGACAAGGTCAGCTCGGAGGAGGCAGGCGCCTCCACCGTCCCACCCGCCACCACGCCATGAGGTGGCCCCTGCGCCTCACGGGCACCGCTCACCCACGCCCACTCACCCAGAAAGACATCGCCATGCTGGACACCGAGCTCACCTGCACGCGCCCCGGACCCATCCGCCTGCGCGAGATCGCCCTCCTGCTGTTGCGTAACGCCACTCGACGGCCTGTGATGGCACTCGTGGCCCTGCTGCCGCTCGTGTCGTGGGGGCAGGCGGCCCCGGTGGGGGATGTGACCTTGGCGTGGACCCCATCGCAGGCCTCCTCGAATGTCGTGCTTTATGTGCTGCGCTCTTCGCCCACGGCGACAGGCCCCTCGACCAACTGGCCGGTCGTGACCAACGTGGCCGGGACGGTGACGCAGGTGACCGTGCGGATCACGCCCGGTGAGCGCTTCTTCGTAGTGCAGTCCTCCAACTTGTGGGGGTACAGCCCCCCGTCCAACGTGACGAACACCCCGCCCCTGCCAACGTCACCCAACTTGCAGATCACGGGGGCGCAGTAGCACCTGCCAGCGGCCTCCTCAGCGTCGGATCAGCCCGCTACGTGGCCCGGCTTAGGGCGGAGAGGTTGGCTCCTCCACCCACACCCACTTCCCTGCGTTAGTAGGTCCGGGGTGGATGGTGTAAAAGACATCGCCTGAAGGGGCATTGCTCACGGTGATGTACGGGTTGGGTCCGTAGTCAAAGCCGTACGACGTGCCAAGTGACACCGCATCATTGGTCGATAAGTAATTCCCGTGCGTGTCAGTCGATAGTGCGGTCACGTCAGGCAACGGCTCCTTCCGGCAACCGCACAAGGCGACGGCGAGGATGGTTAGGAGGATGGGTTTCATGGGTTGTGTCCCTTCCCGTGAACACCACCCACTGGGTCCCATCCGATGTGGTCAATGAAGATGGCGTTGGTGTGGCGAATTGTTGTAGTCACCGTCCCATCCGGCCACCACTGGCGTTCGATGCGACCGCCACCAGGGATCAGGCTCTCGCGAACGTGCTCAGGCCACTGCCACCACACGAGCACGGCAAGCACGATGCAGCCAGGGATAGCGAGCGGGACAGCGCGTAGGAGGCGTAGGGATACAACAGCAACGGGTTTCATTTGTCCTTTCGTTCGTGTCGTTTCCACGCACGACGTGTTCTGATGTCGTCGCATATATCGCGCAACAAAATGCTCACTCCGAAAGCGATACACGCACCCATAATAATTACGGGCAGCAAGGCGACTAGAGTTCTCACGGCTCCTCCTTCTGCCCGACACGCTGGCTCTCGCGCTTCTTGGCGTCGTCGTTGATGGCGTCGATGAAGAAGTAAACGCCAAGTCCGGCAGCTACACCCGCAAGTATCGTGCACATAGCACCGTCTTTTGTAGCGTTCGCCATCGCCACATTCATGGCAGCACACGACCACATTAGGCTGGCGTAGAATCGCATCACTCGTCACGCTCCTTTCGGCGGTGCCTGCGTTCACGCCTTTCCATCACTACGAAGAGCAGGAAGTAGAGCGCGAGACTTGCCATACAGATTCCACACACGATGGCGACAACAATAAAAGGCAGCATCGCTTCGCTCACCCCTCCACCCCCTCAAACAGGTTCCGCACGTAACCGAAGTGCAGCGCGTAGTGAGCGAGCTTGCACCGTGTGTGCGCCCCCGTCTTCTGCATGACGCGGTTCATGTAGCACTCGACCGTCTTGATCGAGATACCGAGGCGCGAGGCGATGCGCTTGTTCGGCTCGTCGCGGGCGGCGAGCCGCAGCACCTGAAGTTCGCGGGGTGTAAGGGAGGCGCTCATTTAGCGGCGTAGAATTGCTGAGGCAACGACTGTGGTGGTGGCAGTGGGGACGCGAATGCGTTGCTGTCAGAGCCACGCGTGCCGAAGTACTGCAATCCCACCCCCGCCTGCCGGTGCTGGCTGGCGCGCACGCTGGCTTGGTGGGGTGTCTTGCCGAGGCGAGTGGCTGCCTCCCGCAGCGACGCGCTCGTGTTCCAGATGGCGGCGAAGTCGGTGGGTTTCACAACGCCTCCCCCTTGTCCCCCCACGACACACCGTAACTGCCCGACCACGGTATCGTGACGGTGGTCCCTGCGATGGTGACCGGGTTATCGAGCCACTGCGCCCACTTGGCGCGTGCCCAGTCGGTGCGCTCCTGCGGCCACATCGAGACGAGCGAATCATGCACGAGAAGGAGCGGCGACACCACCGGGGCACCTTCGCCCACCGTGCCGCTCGGCCAATTTTCGGCATCGTGCCAACAGCGTGACCATGCCAGCTCGGTGCAGTAGGTCGTTAAAACCTGCGGCACGAACGCGAAGGCCTCCCGCTCCGTGCCGCCGTCTCCCGGTGCCCCGAAGAACTTGCGTCGGCACCCCGCCGGCGTCTCGATGTAACCGCGCGTGCGTAGCTGGGTGCGAATGCCTTCCATGCGCCACCTTATCCCCCGGTAACGGAGGTGCGTGAGGTTCTGGAGCAGCTCACACTTCGGCACACCCACGAACAGCGGTTTCCCCGTGCGCTTGAACGACTCCTTGATGATCTTCACCTGCACTTGCAGCGACCCCCCGCCATAACTGGTCAAGTGAATTGCGGCTTTGCTCGCAGCATACAGCCACTTCACTGTGTCGATGGACGAGAGCGCCTCGCGTATCTGCGCGGGCGTCCACTGGTTCACCTGTGCTCCGTGCAGGTAGAGGAGCGCGACAGCCTGCGCGGGCTTCACCCCGTCGCGCAGGTCCCGCAGCATCGAGTCGTCGCCATACTGCGCCATCTCGCAGGCCACGGTCCACGAGTCGGCCCCGGCGAGATCGACAGAGCCCAGCCAGTGACCGGGCTTCGCGACGAGCAGGTGCTTCATCGACTTGGGCGTGGTGTGCAGGGCGTAGCCGTATTCGTCGCCTGCCTTGAGGCGCATGGCATAAGTCGCGTGCCTGAAAGTTTCGGTCGCAGCACAGTTCACGGAGGTCCTGATGCGCCCGTCCTTGTGAATGCGGCACGACGCCTGGGAGCGCTGCGTGAGGAGGGAGCGCAGCTCCAGGCACAGTTCGATGCGGCGGTCCGCGCTGAGCGGTGTGTCACCTCGCGGGGCCTTGCACCCCTCGCACGTCTTGCGGTCGGGCGCGGTGCGGTGCCCGCACGCGGGACACACCCACCTCTGCTCCTGCCGGTAGAGCGTCAGGAGGGCCTCCACGTCCTTCGTGGTGCGGTCAGTGGTGCGGCCGTGCTCGCGCTTGAAGCGTGCCGGGAAGCCGCAGGTGAGCGGGATGCGCGTGGAGGCCGAGGCACCCGCCGCGCCTGTGCCCGCCTTACCGTAGAGGAACCAGTCCATCTGGGGGGTGCTCTTGGTGTTCGCGTGGCGGTCGAGGAGCACGTTTAGAGCGCCCCGCTCGACGTCCGTGAGCGTGCCGTTGCGCTCGCAGAGGGCGACGATGTGTTGAACTGCTGTCACTTGTAGCACATCGTTGCCAGTTGCAGTAAATACAGCGCGAAATCGACAGGAGTCGCACTGGCCTCTCTGCTCGATAGCGTTGGCTTGTTGCGCGCCTTGCCTCGTTGATCGTGAAAGCCGATTTGATGGGAGCCTACGACGCGATCCCACTTCGGACAAAGCGGGTTGTCAATGCACGCACAATAGAGCCACGTACGCTTGTTGGCACGATGTCCGTAAGCTGATTGCCACACTTCGCAGACCCATCCCTGACCGCAACGCGACCAGCCCAATGTAAGCGGGCGCTTCAGGTTGTGCGCCGACCATGCGTAAGTGTCAGCGGGGTGTTCGAGCACGCCGCCACAACGATTCACGGCATCCAAAGCGAACTTGAAGCGCCCGCCATCGTTACCTGGTTTGTTGTGCTCGCCTCCCCAGCGCAGATAGTTGATTTTCGCCATGCGCCCCCAAAGGTGACAGGGAGGATGCGCGACTACCGGATTGCTTCCGGCATACGTCATGGCGTCTCTGGCTTCATCGTAACAGTCGCAACCGAGTCGCTTGTAACACGAATCCTCTGCAGCGAACAGCACGGTTACACTGGACCACCCACGCTGTGCGAGGGCGACGATGTGTTGAACTGTCGTCACGCTTCATCCTTTGGCCACGGCAGGAATCGCCCGCACGTATCGCAGCGAGGTGGCCACTCACCGATGCCATGTATCGGACAGCTCTCGTCAGGCTCCAGTGCCTGCAACGAGCAGCAACACGTGCGTGACTCACGGCATACGTGTGTCTTGTCGTCAACGTGACGTTGCGTTGGGGCGACGATGTGCTGCGCGGTGGTCATGGGTCACTTGGAGGCTGTGACGGCATCTCGCTCACAGTCGAGGAAGGCGCGGATGAAGGCGGCTGCCGCTTGCGGGACGATGGCGTTGCCGTAGGCGTGTAATCGTGGCCGGATATCCACAGTCGAGGAAATCCCATCATCCACTCGCATAACATGGGGTTCGGCCAAGAGCTTCTGCCAGTGCTCGAATGGACTGCCAGTGCCGTGCCATGCGTCCAGTGCTTGAGGTGACCCGTCTTGCGAAACTTGTGTCGCAGTGCTTCGCTGTAACCCTTCCCGTCCATTGCTTGCGGCGTGGGCAACCCAAAATACGCGGAGCCGCTCGTGCGGCGAGCCAACGGCATAAGCGCACAGACCGGAGGCCCCGACAGCATAGCCAAGTGTTTCCAAGTCAACCCGCACTCCGGCAAACCACGCCCATCCAAGAGCCCCCGCAACCTGTTCTCCAAACACCGTTGCAGGCTGGCACTCGCTGACGAACCTCCGCATGGCTGGCCAGAGGTTGCGAGGATCGGCGTCGCCTTTGCCTTGGCCCGCCGACGAGTAGGGCTGGCAGGGGCAGGAGCCGGTCCACACGGGACGGTCACCGGGCCACCCGGCGAGCCGGAGGGCGAGAGGCCATCCCCCGATGCCGGCGAACAGGTGAGTGGTGGGGGCGCAGGCGGCGGGGTCGAGCGTGCGGATGTCTCCACACTCGACGTGCCCTGCGGGGAGCCGTCCGCTAGCGACGAGGTTACGGAGCCAGGCGCAGACTTTGGGGTCGTTGTCATGGTAGAGCGTGGGGGTCATGGGTCAGGCGGCGGGGTGGTCGTCAGAATCACGCGATAAGGGGGTGCCCGTGATGCACCACCCATTGTCTCTCAGGCGCACACACGCCACTTCTCCGCGTGCAATCACGTCAGCAAGGTGAGCCACCATTCGCTCTGCGTGTTTCGTGGGCAAGTCGCACAGCACGCCCTCCGGCAGCGAGCGATAGAGCAGGGCACGCGCTTCGAGCCGGTGGCGCGGGAGGACACGGACAGTGGTAGGGGGGCTCACTTCGCCTCCCCTCCCGGCGCGGTGGTGCGACGAACTGCATAGAGCTTGTCGAGCAGCTTCATCAGGCGGCATCGTGCATCGTGTCCAGCTTCATCCCGGCGAAGCCACGCACCACAGTCCTCCTTGCGTATCGCGTCAATGGCCTCCACCAACGGCCCGCACGCCTCGGCCACGCTCTTGTCGATGGCGGATTGGACGGCGCGTTCTGCCGACTCCACGCGTTGCGCTCGCGTCATGTTGATGTCAGCGATGCAAATGCGTGCTTCGTTGGCAGCCTCCCGCGCCAGCTCCGACGGTTTGGATGGTTCGTTCATTGGTGGTGCGCTATGATTTTCGCCTGCTGCTCGACCACGAGCCACGATGGACCTTTGGTGGTCTTGTCGCGGCCAACCGTGATCTTCGTGCCGTCGCGCAGATAGACGACGAACGCCTTCCCGGCACTCTCGCCAATGCGTGTTATGCACGGCTCGACCGACGACGGTTTGGGTGGGGTGGTCATAGTCCCAGTCGTGCGAGAATTAGTCCGATTGCGATAAGTGCGAACAGCACCAGCGCACAACGTGTGTGGAACAGCACTTGTCGCAGTTCGACTACCTGGCAGCGCAACTCGTTTGCTTCGCGTATCAACGGTTCGATCAGTTTCCTTGCCTTGCCGCAATTGCACGGCTTCTTGATGCCGTCCGGGTTGGCGTCGTTCACGGCGCAGTCGGGGCTGTGATCGAAGGACGACGGTTTGGGTGGGGTGGTCATGGGCCGATGTCTCGTGGATGCGTGTCGCTTTCCGTGTCTCGATGAAACTCGAAGATGATCGGGAAGCACGGCACGATGCACACGTAAATCTTCCAGTAGCGACGAATGTAGCCGGGTGCTGAATTTCGCCCAGCATCGCACCAATAAACGCCTATCCACAAGTCGCGTGGCTCGAACTTGATTCTCACGGCTTCACCGCTCCTTCCTTTTGGTGGTCACATTGAGTGTGACCACACTGTCCGCACATTCTCGCCTCGGACGCAAATCGAAGGCCGTGCCAGTATCCGTGTCCATGACGACGGGCTGCCCTGAACTCAAGCAACCACAGGGATGCACGTAGCAGTCGCATGATGATCGCGTTCTCGACGCTCCACACCTGCCATTGCAGGTAGGCGAGCCGGTTCAACAGGACGCGAATCACAACTTGCAGCGTCGTTCCGGGATAGCGATTCGTATTACCGGGGAATCGCTCAGGGTGTGCGGGGTCGCACCGTTTCACGAAGCGGAGTTCTTGTGAGTGCTCGCCGTCAAGCGCAGGTAACTCGTAGCTGTGGCCCGGGTCGGGTGTCGTGTAAGCGTAGTCCGACGACGGTTTGGGGGTGGGGGTCATGGGGTTTCTATCCTCAACTGACGGGTTGATGCGACGTGACTGACTCTGAATCCTTTCCGCCTGCCGGTTGTTTTCGTTCGCATCGCAGTCAGGCACACGGCACAGGTGCATTTGCTCGGGAACTTGGTGACACCGAAATCGCCTATCGGATTGTTTGGCCTGCACCAAACGCGAAACTCCTTCGGGATGAGCAGGTGGATTAGTGGCGTTTTCATTAGTTGCTTCCCCACGGACGATGCGTTGACCAGTGGCGCTCGCAGTATTCGCACTTCCAGAAACGGCGCGTCATGGTAGTGCCGGCAATTCGATGCCTCCAACGGGCATGGAACAGCCAACAACGAACGCTCCACACGAAGCAGCGCAGTCGCCAAACCACCACCTTGAATGGGCGGCTCACGGCTTCAACGCTTTCTCAAGTGAGGCACGGGCCGCTTCGTAGTCCTCCTCGGTGCGAGCAGGCTTTATCATTGCATCGAGGGCCACGACCAACGCCTCGAAGTTGTTGGCGGCACGCCACGCATATTCTTCGTCTGCCCATGTCTGAGCGTTAGGCGCAGCGTCAAGGATTACGTGGTCCTTGCGCCACGGCCTCTCCGTCACCCTCTCCGTCAGGGCGGCGAGGCGAGTGGTTACGTTGTCAGTCATTCGCCACCTCCGCCTGTGTGCAGGCGTAGTTGCATGGCTTGCTCGGCGGTGAACAACGGCGAACCTTCACGTCGTCGCACCGTGTCGCGGACATGCTGGCGGAACTTGCGATACCAGCCCTCGGTGGGTGCCTCGCGTTTCAGCCGTGCTATCAGCTTGCGTCGTTTCGTGTGTGCGTAGCTCATCTCATCGTCTCCTTCCTTTGTTCGGGGGTGCGGGGTGGTTCCGGCTCCTCCTCATTCGCGCAGATGGCGCACATGCCAATGGCTCGCTCGTCCCGGCGCACGAGTTCTCGTCCACACACGTTGCAGTGCTCCACCGGCAACAGGCTCTCGTCACTCATTTCGTCTCCTTTCGCTCGGCCAGCACGTCAGACAGGCGCGGACCCGGTTTCCCGTGCGCCTCCGTGTCCCAACACAGATCGCACACCCACGCCTTCGTCTTGGTGGACCAGCGCAGGTCCTCGGCGGGCCACGAGTAGTCCTCGCGGCAGTGGACACACGAGTAGAGCGCCTTCGGGATGGGCAGGCTCTCGTCACTCACGGGGTTCCTCTCTTTCGTCCAGCACGCTCTAGAAACTGTCCGGGCGTTGGCGCTTTGGCTGTGTCCAGCGTGGTACCGCGAAGCCCGCACCACTGACACCAGTGGTGCTTTTCCCACGGCTTGTCTTCTGGCATCGGGTGTGATGGGGCATAGTGCCAGTTGTAGCGATGAGCGAATCGCATGACGTGCCGGTAGAGCCTGCGTCTCCAGAACGACATGACGCGCACCCACAGCCACCATCGGAATCGTCTCCAGAGCGACGGTCGATAAGGCACGTTGCACTGAGCGTCACAGGCTTGAGTCTCGTCACTCACGGGGCACCGCCTTTCCAGTTGGCGTCTCGCTGTTCTCCACGCCGAACAAGTGACGCATGATTTTGTCGGCAATCGCGCCAGATTGCTTGCCAGACAGTATCGGCTCGGCGCACCCACGATTCACCTCATCGTAAATCGGCATGGAGATATTGCAGAACCATGAGTGGGCGTAGGACGGATCACGGCGCATGGCACGGCACAACGTGCGGTAAGCCCACTTCGTCGGCAGCGCCTTCAAGTTGTTCCAGCGACGGCGAAGGCTCACACCGCCCCCTTTCCGGTGGGTGGGAGCACGCGATCCCACTGTGTCCACGCACCCAAAGACGAACCTGTCAGTGACTTGTCTCCACTGCCTACGTGCCCTCGCTTCGGGCCACGCGATTTGTGTCGTCGAGAGACGTAGAGACCGCGCTCCACGTCAGTCCAGCAGAGCTTCCACGAGCCGAGGCGGATGAGGATGGCGATGCTCATGAGTTTCCGATGGGTGTGGTGGGGTCGTCGTGCGTGACTGCGAGTGCTTTGCACCGCTTGCTCCACGATGGATTGGCGTGCTCAACGACCTTGTCCCACGACGTAACCAGCCCCTTCCTCACCGCATTGGCGTTGCACACGGTCCGCGCCACCTCGTCCAGCGTGGGGGGCGCGATCCCGGCGAGCACGTCCAGTTCGCCCTGGCGTGCGTGGATGTCCGCGTCCAGGCGTTCCACCAGGGCGTCCCGCGCCTCCACGTCGAAGGGGATGCCCTCCATCTGCTGGTGGAGGACCGCAGGCAGCAGCGACAGGCGATGAGCGTAATGTCGGGCCATGCCGGGCGTCCACTCCGGCGTGCCGTCTGGCTCGCGGAGAGCGTTAATGGCCTCGTTGACGGCGAGCGTCACAAGGCTATCAGTCGCGTTGTAGTACGCCCGTTCCTCGTCGGTGGTGGCATCGTCCGCTTCGCCCCAGTAGGGCTGGCGGGTGAGCAGCGAGGCGACCGTGCTGAGGTTCTTCTCGTGCTCGCAGGCCAGCTCGTGGAAGCGCAGCATGGTGTCGTCAGCGAGGCCGTGCAGCGTGATCTCGTGCGCCCAGAGCCACGTGAACATCTCCGAGATGGCGTTGTGGCAGACTTTGCGGACGCGCGTGCTCTCCAGCACGAGGCGGGTGGCTTCGAGGATGCGGGCCTCGTCGTCGGCGGGCCACCAGCGCGCCCAGTTCATCCGGCGCAGCGGCACCCAGAAGGCGTGCGTGGGCGAGGTGGCGAATGAGAAGTCCGTGACGCCGGTGCCGGGAAACCCTTCGAGGTCGTGTCCCACAGGGGCGTCACCCCGGTCCATGAGGGCGTGGAGGCGGTCCACGATCTGCTTGGCCGTGAGCTGCCACTCGATGTGGCGTTCGGGCAGCGTGAGCACCGGATCGAGGGACTCGGTGGCGGCACGGCGGAGGTCGGCGCGGAGAAGAGCCACCTGGTCGCCCTGCCCGGCGAGGCGGGTGGGGTCGAGGGTGGCCAGGCACTTGCCGGACCACGAAGCGAGGGGGGATGGCGCGACAGAGGCACCGCACATATGAGCAGGCGTGTCGCTGAGGCAAGTGCCAGACTGATGCGCGTAACCGTCAACAGTAACCGCGCCAGCCACGTTGCTACCATCCAAAGTGGAGCCAACCACACGGCCAGGAGAGGGCGAACACGCAGTCACCGCGACCGGCTCGACAGACAAGTCTGAAGGAGGAGCCGGTTGATCGCTATGCGTGCCGCCCAAAGTGAGTGCGCCCTCGTACAAACTGCCCCGCCAGTTCGACGCGCTCACCTCGGGGTCGGGGTGAAACGCGCGCAGGGCCTCATCCCCCAGCGTCACCACGAGGTTCGGGGCGTGGGCGGCGAGGCGGGCGGCGAGGTCCGGCTCGGTGAGAGCGCCGACGAGCAGGCGCGAATCACCCGCCGCGGGCAGCCCCGCCTCCCGCATCACCCACCACAGGAGGCGGCAGGAGGCCAAGGGGGCGGGGGTGGGCACCGAGTCCGAGGAACCGCACGCCGGGCACAGTCGCACCGTGCGTCCCTTCGAGAGGCCGGCGAACCCGTGCCCCTGCGGGCAGGTGCGCCACACCGTGTCGTCAGGTGAGGGCGAGCCGGTGATGAGAGCGAGGCGCATGGCGCGTTAGTCCGCGAGCCTCCACCGCCGCTCCTCAAGGTGCTCGGCGATGCGGTCCTCGTGCTCCGGGGTGGGCTCCGGGGTGGCCACCCAGTCGTCCACTGCCACGTCCACGAGATCACACGCGACCTCGTCGCGCAGCGTGAGGATGAGCGTGCCTGAGACGCTGTAGTGCACCCCGTCCAGCTCGACCCGGGTGCTGAACGTGGTGGTGTCGTGGGTGGTGGTCATGGGCGCGGGGCGGGCTTGACCCACGTTACTGCTGTTGAACCGGGCTGTACGCGCTCTTCCAGTCCCGCCGCGATAGCGCGACGACGCGTTTCCTCCGTCATGCGGCATCCACCGAGGACGCCAATGCACAGCACGATAGCGATGACGCAAAACAAGATGGTTGAGGCGCTGCTCTCGTCCATTTCGAGTTTCATGGCGAAGGCGTGCTGATGGTGAGCCCGTCGCCTGCTGTGGCACGGGTGTCGGACACAGCCATGCGGGGCACCTTCACGGTGCGCTGCTTTGCTGTGCGGGGGGCAGCCTTCTCCGCCGCCGCCTTCGCCGCCCGAAGGACCTCGGCGGTGTTGCGGTGTGCCCGCGCCTCCGCCTCGCACCTCTCGGCTGCGAGCGTGGCCTCGGTGATCTGGGCGTCGAGCGCGCGTCGGTAATCTTTTGAGCGTGGCATCTGTTTTATGGGGTTAGTTGTTGCTGTGACAGTGTCACTGTGGGTTCAATCCGGTGCAGTCCGCCGTGACACTTACGGCAGAGCCACACGACTTCGAGAGGCTTCGTGTAATCCGTGTGATGCGCTTGCACGAAGGCATCGCTGCCGCAGACTGTGCAAGGTGTTTTCTTGATGATACCGCGACGAGCAGCGTGGAAAGCCTTGATGCGACTTCGCATTTTCAGCTTCGCTTCGGGATCGCGGTAACGGCGTTGAAAATATTCGCGTTTCTGTTCGCGCTCTCGCTGCACTTGAGCAGCGGTACGTCGTGGTGGTTGCCGCCGTTGATTAACTGCTTTTCGACAGCAAACGGGACACACGTAGTTGTGTGACACCGTCTGCCACGGCTTTGGTAAAACACTGATGCCACACCGAGGACAGGTTTTGCGCGTTACGAGTATCTCGGACAAGTGCTTGCGCCGGTGTTTATGACGTTCACGGCGCACGTAGCTTTCACCACACAGGCCACACCGAAGCACGGCGTCAGGAGAAAGCGATGGCCGCTTGTAGTCTTTTGCGCTCATTGTTTCATAGGGGGTGGGGTGGGCAGGCGCGCCGCACGGGCCGCGCCATCGCCCGGTTGGGGTTAGGCGGGCACTTGCGCGTATCCACGCACGTCCTGATAGAACGTGCCCGATTTCTGGCGATCCTCACGCGCACTGAGCGTGGCGATGACGGAGCGCCCATTCAGCGCCTCCCAGCCGCCCATCTGGGCGAGCGTGGCATTCAAGCCCTTGGTGTCCTTGGGGAGGCCGAGTGCCGCGCACAGGAGCGACTTCATCAACTCGGCGTTGATGCGGTTGGCGGTGCGCTGCCCATCAGTGAGCGGCTGCCCGTTGGTGGCGACCAACTGGTTGATGTTCGTCGTGAAGGCGAAGCCGGGTGTCTTGACGACACCATTCGTGGCCGTGGCCTCCTGTTCTAGGGCGTGCTGCACCACGAGTGAGGTGCGCCCCGGGTTCTTCTCGTCCTGCTCCTCGTAGACTTCGACCAGCTTCACGCGCACGGCCTGCTTGTCGAAGACGGGGCGCATCAGATCGACTTCATCGAAGTTGCAAGCGTCCAATAGACTCATATAACTGCCTTTCGTTGTTGATGTTGCCCGACGAGGCGTAGTGCCCCGCAGGCGGGTTTGTTCAAGCCGGCGGGTTGCCGTCGGCAGGGTCTGGCGCGGGCACCACGATGGGTTCCGCGACAAAGGGGTTGTTCTGCAACGCTTGGTTGATGCTTCGCACTATCCAACGTGTGGCCTCAGCTTCGCGTGAATCGACTTGCCAGAGCTTTCGCTGCGTGTCCTCGGCAATTTGCATGGCGTTCTCCATGCCGTGCCGGTAAATGGCAGCGCGGTTTCCCACGCCATTTGCACGACCACGTTCGTAAGCTTCCGCCTGAATAGCGCGAACAATGGAAATGTCGTTGCCAAGGGAGCGCAGTTCTCGCACTTGCTTCAGCAGTGGCTCAATCGCACGTTGTTCGTCGGGGGTCATGGTAGCGGCGTGGGGTTGAACGGTGTGACGAGTTGCGGAGCGCTTCGCATGAAGTACGGCGACGCGCTCATCTCCTCCCACTTCGCGGCAACTTCGTCATCCGTGAAGCACTCAGCCTCCACACCAGCGCGTCCAGCCGCTTGCAAAACGTGATACATGAACACTTGGAGACGACGTTCATCGCGTTCTAGCGTCTCGATGAGCACTTGCGCGGCACGGCGTTTGCCGTCCATTACGAGTTTGCCCGTGTTCTGTGTGGCGCAAATGCCAACGGGTTTATCACTGTTTAACGTGTAGTCGGGTTCGTTCATGACTTGGCTGTGGTTGGGGGTGTGGGCGTGGCGGGTTTCGTCGCCCCGTTGAGATACGGCGCAAACGCCGCCCACGTGAACTCGAACACAGGCGGGAGGCCGCGACTGTTCTTCAGCTTCACCTTGGCCGTGGGGGCCGTGCGGACGAAGTAGCGTGTGCCAGTGGGGTAGCGGGCCGGGGTCGTGACCTTGCCGGTGGCGTCCTTCACGTCGGTTGTGACGCCGGGGCCGGGCACCACCTGCTCGGTGTCGCAGAGCCAGTAATCGGTGAACAGGCCCGGGATGGTGTTGCGCAGTCCACCCACAAGGTAAGGTTGCCACATCGGCGCATCCGTCAGCTCCGACTCGCCACTGCGTATGTGTGCGGTCACGATCACCGACTTGCCTGTGGACCGGAGTCCCACGACAAACTTCCGCATCAACGCTTCAAAGGGCGCGTAATACGACATCGTCATCATTTGCATACCACCCACCATGAGCTTGCGCGGCTCCATCTCACTGCCCTGCTTGATGACGTAACGTTGGAGGTAGGTCATCCACTGGGTGAGGCCATCCACGACGAGGGTCTGGACGCGAGGGTCCTGTGAGGCCGCGTCCAGGTGCTTGCAGCCATTCACCCACACCTCCTCGTCGGGCAGGCGTTTGCCGTTGGCATCGACCTCGGGGGCGTCGTACCAGAAGTCCGCCTTGGGGGTGCCGTGGCGCTTCTCGTAGAGCGTGAGCGCCGAACTGAGGTTGCGGTCGCAGTCCAGCACGTAGACCGCTGGGAACTCTAGCGATAGCGAGCTTTTCCCTGCGCCCGACTCCCCGATGAGCAGGAGTCCGAAGTGCTGGGCGGGTTGGTACGTTGAGGCGTCTTTCACGGCGCGGTTTCCCTGTGTCCGGCTGGCAGCAACGTCTGGCAGCGAAACGAGTCGTATGGGTTCGCCGGATCGATAGCGTAAGTCAAGCGAAGGCGTTCGCATACGGCGCAAGTGCAAGGCACCAATCCACCACGGCTGGCGGAATGGTCGAGCAGCCACAGCAAGTCGCGGATGACGATGCGGTAGGCGTCGGCTTCGGTGAGGGAGGTGGCGTCCTTCATGGCCGCCCCTTTCCGCTGAACATCGCGTCAATCATATCCTCGAAGCCCTTGGGCAGCGGGGCGGCGGGTCGCTTACGCCCAGTGAGCTGCTCCTCGACTTTGTCGAGCGTCATGTTGAGTTGCCGGATGCTTTCGCGCACGGACTTCCAGTCGTTAGTGGTAGCGTCTTTCATGGTGCAGTCGTAGTGAGAGTTGCGGTCATTGCGGGTTCAGCATCACGCTTGCCCTGCGCCGAGGGCACAAAGTCGTCCGTGGCGAGATAGGTGAGGCGCGACCCCGGCTCAAGATCACACACCTTGAGGTAGGGGCACGCCCCCCACTGGTTGGCGCACGCCCCGGCAGCCACCCCGTAGAGCGGCCAGTCGCGGGGGTCGTCGGGGTTGCGTCGCAGGATCGCCCGGGCTCGGTCCAGCACGCTCTCCCGCCACTCGTCGATGAATGAGGCGGGCCAGCGGATCGCCTCCCCGGGCACCACCTCATAGGTGGGCTTGGTGCGCGCGGACGCCTTCAGGACGGGCTTCCGCATGATGAGCTGCCAGAACTGGACCCCTTGAGCGGGGAGGTCGGGGTGCTCGTCGTTCCAGGCCCACAGATACGCCTTCCCCTGGTCGCCCACCTTGTAGGTGGCGCGAGTGGTGGAGTCGTCGCGACTGGCTGTCTTGAGATCGACGATCCACACTTCGCCCGTCTCGCGGTGCTGGAGGACTACGTCGCGGACGAATTCGAGGTGGATGGCCACGGCGTCAGTATCGCCCTCGCACAGCAAGTGTGTGAACCAACCGGGGTGCGTGTCACGCGGTTCCATCACAACGAGTCGTCTAACGGCCCTCCGCTCCACCTCCAGCACGCGCCAGTTGGCCAGCCACGGCACCCACACCGCTCGCAGTTGGGCGAGTGCGTCCGTGAGATAGGCGAGAGTCGCGTAATCATCTGTGCCATCCCTACGCTGTAGCATGGGAAGCGATTCCCGCGTCTTGCGAAGTGCCTCCTCCTGTGCCATAACGCTTTCGCCTCGATTCAACGCAGCGAATGCTTCGTGGATGCAACTCCCCGCATCGGCACCCGGCGATCCAACCGACAACTTTCGCCCTCCGTGTGCAAGCCGGTAGTAGAACAGACGCGCAGGGCATAAAGCCATCGCCAGCGAGTTCGGGCTTAGTGTCAGGGTTAACACGGTAACACCTCCAGGTCATTGAGCAACGCGAATGGGCCAAACAGTTCAGTGGCTTTGCGATTGTAAGCGGCTGCTGCCTCTCTCAGCGTGTGGAAGCTGCCCAAGTGAAACACATCCAAGCCGCATGTAATGCGGGCTCTGTGCTTTCGAGCGCGTCCATCTAGAGTAAGGACAACGCCTTTAGCGCCCAGCGTATTGTTTCGACGCAAACCACAGTGCGCCATGTTCTGCGACTTCGTGCAAAGTCGTATGTTATTGCGTTGGTTGTTCAACCCATCACCGTCGATATGATCCACTTGGAGGTGCGCGGGGGCACCGAGGATAACGCGATGCGTGTAACACGGCTTTCGCGTGTGTCGGTTTCCGACGAAACGCACTGCGTAGCACGAATTCTCGAATACCTGTGCCATCCACTTAACGCGGCTCAACCATGCAAAATCCGGGTCGTCCACCTCAGCGACCAAACCACGTGTGAGAGGAATAAACGCACTCATGGTCATGCCTCCACGTGGTCGCCCCCCTGAAGCACCATGCGCGCTCCATCGGACGCTTCCAAGATGGCTCGCACACAGTCGAGCCTGTAGGCGTTGGCAGTGGCAGCCTTCTGCGCGTCATCGCGGTCTTCGCGCGCCTCGTTTCTCTCCGCAATGATCTCGTCCACCTCAGCGGGCGACATCATCTTGCTCGCAGCCACCACGAAGTCGGCGTCACGCGGGTCGTTGAACGATGCGACGGCCACCCCGCTCGCATCCAGCACGACCGTCGGGCCGTCGTGTGAGCGCGGGGAGAGCGACCAGGGGGTGCGTGAGTGGGTCATGGGGTGGGCGAGTTGGGGGTCGCGGTGCGTGCAGCGAGCATGGCATCAGCCACCGCATACGCAGCCCGCGCCTGATTCTGCACTATGCTTCTCAGCATCTTGTTTGGAACCGCAGGCACGGTGTAATTCTCCTTGCCGTCCGCGCCGACAAACGGGCTGCTATGCCGAAACGTTTCCTTGCCGCTGGCGTCAATGTAGGTTGCGGAATAACCGTTGTCGTCGCTCTCGGCCGCCAAAATGCCAGCGAGCGCCTGCCCCGCGAACCAGTCTCGCAGGCTCATCCCCCCGTCACTCGACGCGGTATCGCAATGCACTGGAAACGCCGGACCGCCGTCGTTGAGGGGTGTCGTGCTCATCGCCTCTCCTCCACGTGCTCAAACAAGTCCTCAAACGGCATCTCCGTCGCCTTGAGGATGGCGGCGATGCTGTCCCCGGAGAGGCCGTGCGTCCCCGACATAAAGCGGTCGAGCGTTACCTGATGAAGTCCGAAAGCACGGGCCGCCGTCCCGACAGCTCCGTAACCCTTCACAATGTCGCGCAACCGGCGACTCGGCTTGAGCATCGTATCTGGCATGCGCGCAATTTCGCAAATCGTGGCGAACGTGTCAACATTTTTTTCGCGAGTCGCACACTTTTTTTCTCGACGTGCGTCCCGCCTGTGTTTACAGTGCTTCCATGCCAATCAAATTGATGCTCCACGAAGGGGGGCAGACCGGGCTTGTCGCGCTTTGCGACGTATGTGGCAAGCGACTCCACGGAAACACAGGCAACGTCTTGTGGAAATCTGACGATGCTCCCGGGCACACGGTAGGCGAGACCTACGATTTCACCCTTACTTGCAAGCAGTGCAACTGGGGTTACGAACAGAAGCACGGCCACCACTACTCGCAGGAACTCGGGCCGGGTCTCGTGTACCTGCTCAACAACTGCAAGGTCAATCTGGCGCGTGCCAAGCAACAGGCCAAGTGGCTGTCGGAGCTGTGAGCTACCGCCTTCGTCCCTCGCTTCGCGGTCAGACCCTCAACGATCACGTCCAAAAGGCAGCCGAAGCCCGCCCCCCGCTCATCGAGGGTCTGATCTCCGAGGGTGCCACAGTGATGACCTACGCCGCACCCGGCATCGGCAAGAGCACGATTATCCTGTGTGCCGTGGCTCAGGCCAGCAGTGGCTCGCTCGTGTTCGGGCAGCTGCCGTGTGTGCGTCCGCTCAAGACGTACTACCTCGTGGCCGAGCGCACTGTGCAGGAGCCATTGGAACGCCTCCGCCTGATGCAGAAACGCATCACGATCAACTGGAACAACCTCATCCTCGACGACGGCTACAGCGGCATCGCCAACGTGACCCGCGAGGAGTTCGCCAACGAACTGTTGGGCGTCATCAAGACCGCCTTCGACGGATCTCCGCCCGACATTGTAGTGATGGACCCGATTTACTGCTTCGTGCCTGGCGGCTTCAGCAAGGAGGATCGCACGCAGGACTTCATCCGGTTCTCGGGCCGGCTCTCCAGTCAACTCGGATGCTCGGTGTGGTGGAATCACCATGCGACAAAGGACATTTACGCTGAGGGTGCGAAGGTGGAGCGTGAGGACCCCTACTACGGCCCGGTGTGGCTCAAGGCGGCAGCCACGTGTACGTTCCAAGCCTTGCCCAGCGAGGACGGCATCACGCTCCATGCCAAGAAGGACAACTACCGTACCGCCTTCAAGACGTTGCCCCTCATTTACGACTCCATGACCTGTGTTTCCGAGCTAAACACCGAATACGGAAGCCTTTACGCTAAAGATCGTGCGCTTATCTTCCTAAACTCCTGCGCGGGAACGGGTCACGAGTTCACGTTCGATGATTTCTGCACCACGGTCAAAGTGTCCGATTCCCGTGGTCGCGATTTGTTTTCGGACACTTCGATCAAGCCTCGTTTGGTCGAGGTTAAGCGCCTCAACAAGAAGCTGCTGTATCGTGCCAAGCCACTGTAATTCAGCTCTCCTGTCCGATTCCCCATTATCCCTATAGGGAGGAGAGAGGAGAGATGAAACGCGGTTGGCGTGAGTGCGCGCTCACTTGACCCCCCTTTAGTCGAGACTGCCACGGGCGACGGCGAGCTGGTTGCGGAGGCGGTAGATGGTGCTTTTTTGGTCGGCGACCAGACGACGGAGGTCGTCGCGCTCTGCCACGAGGCGATCCACGCTCACTTGGAGGGCGTCCAGTTCGCCCTTGAGGGCGCGCAGGCGCGCCAGCTCATCGTCGATGGACATGATGGGCGCGGACGTCAAGGGCGTGGCCCGGACGGGCGCCGCGGCGAGCTGCGTGTCAATGGGCGCGATGTGCGGGAGGGGTTTGAGGGAGGCGAGGCGGGCGAATGCGGTGTCGGATTGCTTGAGTAACTGCGTGGTCTTCATGGGGTTAGGTGGTGTCAGGCGGTCTTGCCGCCGGGGTGGTTGGTGATGGTGATTGCGGGGCGTGTGTCGAAGAACGCCTTCGGGATGCCAGCTTCGTGCTCCAGCCAGCGCAAGGCACGTGCCTCCTGGAGGGCGGTGAGGCGGGCGATCCAGCGAGGGTTGGTGAGGTAGGCGCTGTCGAGGTGAGTAACGTTAAAACGCGCTGGTTGCCCGCAGGACGCGTTTTGGGGTGTCGTAGTCCGCGCGGAGGGGGTCTCGTGGCACGTGGACGGCACGTGGGCGCGTTCTGGGGCATCCTGGTGAGCGTGCTGGCTCACGACTCGCCTTTCTCTCCCCTGGCGAGGGCTTGGCGGGCCAGTTGGCGCACTGAGGACGTGTGCAGACCGTCATCCGGGTCAACGTCGTCGAACTCACCTTCCACGATCTCGCGCAACACCCCCTCCAGCTCTGCCACGCGCCCGGCGAGGGCGTCTCGCTCCGCCTTGAGGGCAGGCAGGCCGGTGGCGGTGTCGATCACAGACGCAATCTCGCGCGGTCGCATGAACTCCTCGCGTGGTGTGGCGCACAATCGCCGTGCGTTCTCGGTTTCCAGCGCCTTCGCTGCCCTCAACGCCTCCTCCGTCGGTGTGGTGCTCATTGGGCTATCTCCTCATCAGGTGGGTTAGTTTCGCGGCAAGTATCGTCCCATTGTGCTTTGCCGTAGCACTTCGGGCACATCCACGTCGAGTTAAAGCGCCATATCTGACGCTCATATTCCTCCTCGGTTAGCTCAACGTCGCCGCACTCGGGGCAGCACACGCCGAATTGGTAGCGTCGATCACAGCTCATCGCCTGGCCTTTCGCTTGGGGGTGGACTTGAGCCACGCAGCCAGCTCGCGTATCTCCGACACCTTGAGGCTCAGTTCGAGCGTGTAGTCGGGGTTCCACGTCGGTTCCGTGAGAATGTCGTCATGTCTCTGCCGTGCCTCTGTAATCAGCGCACGCAGAATGCGAACCGGCTTGTCGTCGTCCTTGAGCGCCTTCAGGGTGGCGGGGGTCATGGCTGGCCTCGCTTCCCCATGTTCGCCCAAATGCCATGCGTTGGTCCGCGACCGATAAAGGCAAGGCCGCGAATCGCATCGCAGTTGGCGTTGAAGTTGACCCCGGATTCGTCGAATGGAATCTCGCCAGAACCGCCGCACACGTTACAGCGTCCCATTGGGACCGGTTGACCGCGACAATCGCAACCGCCTGAACCGTTGCAGCACTCCGTTTCCCACTGGCCAGTGCCGTAGCAATTGGGGCATTTCTTCGTCGGGGTTGGCGATCCGTACACGTAACCGCAATCCGCGCACTTCCAGACGTGCGTTGTCGATTCCTCGTTGCGAATCATCGTGTTGTGTTGGCAGGTCGCGCTCACGGCTCCCCTCCCAGCCCGGCCTTGTGGAGAGCGGCCTTGCACGCCTCAAGGTTCTCTCGCATGGCGCACTTGTCCGGTGCTTGTAGCGCGTCAATGGCGAACATCAGGCTTGGAATGGCATTCCGAAGCGCCTCCCTCATCTCCCAGCTTGCGGACAGGAGGCGGGCGTCTGCTTCTCCTATTTCGGGTGGTGTCGTTGGCAGCACTTCGGCAATGGTTTCCTCGCCCTGCTCATCGCCGTCTTGCCAGTCACGCACGATTCCGATTGCGTCTGGATTGCGGATTGGAGCGCCCACCCGATAGGGACCCACCGTCCCCCGCCCGTCGGTTGTCTTGTTCACGATGCGCCTCCGATTAACTCCGTCATTCTGGCAGCGAGTTTCAGAATCAGCCGAATTGCGTTCTCAGCTTCGGCAAGTTCACTTTCTGCGTCTCGCCCCTCTGCGTCGTTGTTTTGAAACCGCTCGCACATGTTCACAATGGTTGACAGACCGTGCGCCATGTCCGGGGCCAGTGCGATCAGGCGCGCATTGGCTTCCGCTTCGGCAAAGTTGACCGCTTGCGGGTAGAAGTCTTTTGCGACCGTCGCGACAAAGGCGCCGGAAGCACTGCGAACACCGTAGAGATGCCCTGCACCATCATGTGAGCGATAGTGCCACGGTCCCGGTGTGTGTGTCGCCTCAGTTGCCTTGTTGGTTGTCATAGTTCGTCTCGGTGTCAGTCGTCAATCGTCGCCGCGAGTATCCCGTACCCGCCCCAGTCCTTGTGCATCCCGTCGGGAATCGTCGTCACCTCGTTGTCCAGTTTGAGCGCGTAGCCCCGTGGGTCACGGTTCACGAAGAATCCGGCTGGCACGCCGCCGAAGATGCGCGCCACGGCCTCAGCCGCGAACCGGCACGCCTCGTCACAAGCGACCTCGTCAATCTCGCCGTTGCAGTACGCCGTCGTCGCCTTCGTGGCCATCGCTTCAACGCGCCTCAGCGCCCGCCAGATTTGCAGGCCGGTTCTTGGCGCGTTGGGTCGTGCCTTATTCGAGAGGGACAGAAGCGCCCTGTAATGCGCCTCACGCCATCGCTTTACGTTGTCAGTCGTCGTCATAGTTCGTGTCCCCGCGCTCTACCGTGCCCCGGCGCGGGGTGGTTCGGGGGGTTAGTGTCGAATCGCCTTGCCACGTGCCACCATTCCAACACCGAAGCCACGCAGCGCGTACGCCCGTCCATTGACTGTGGCCCGCATCGCATACATGCGTTCTCCGATCCACGACCGGCGCCCAAAGAACACGGCCGGCCAAGAGCTTACCACACGCCAAATGCCGATCCGGTTGCCGTGCCAGTCACACAACACGCCATCCTTGCCCGGATAGGCCACAAGATAGCCGTCTGTCACGACTGCGCCGCCACACTCGAACGTTTGTCCTGCGTGCTGCACCGTGCAGTCACGCTCGATGTAGGGTGTCTCAGGGGTCATTCTCTATCCTTTCGTTGCGGCGGGTTGCGCCGGGGGTTGAAGTATTCGTCTTGCCAGAATCATGCCTTCGTTTAGCGCGGCGTAGTCCTGTAGAACGATGCCACCTATTTGCGGCAGAACGTCCTTTACTACGCTGTTAAGCTGGTCAACGCATTGCATCAAATCCGAAACGCTGGGCGTCGAAATCGGATCAAACACGATTTTGCCCATCGTAATCACTTCCTGCTGCTTGACCGCTGTCAGATAGCCAGACTTGTCCGTTGAGTCGCGGCACTCGCTTACATCGCTTGCATAGTAGCGCGTGTCGTCAACCAAGTCGCAAATGCGAACCAGTGTCTTGAATTCGCCTCTCTTGTGTCGATTAGTCGTCATCCGTGGTGCCTTTCGTCGTGGTGTTGGTTACGTGGTGACGCGATGAAACCGCATGTTCCACGGCTTGTCAGTGAACAGACCGGAATCGAAGCAATCGTCCGCGCACTTGCGGCAGACGGGTGTTCCCGTGCGATCTTCCATGTCGATCCGGTTGACGACTGTGACGGCCTTACGCTCGCATTTGCCGTGACAATGCGGGCAACCGGGGTCTGAACACTGGCAGGTTGGGTTGGTCATATGGTTTCGTCGTGGTGTTGTGGGTTAGGGGGCGGTAGACGCGACCTCGTACCACGTCAGCCGCTCAATCGACTCCTTGCAGCGTGCAATCGCGGCGGGTAACTCGCGCTCAAGGCCGTGCCCAGCACGGAAGCCCAGAAAGTCAGCTGCTCGCGGTCCTTGCAGAATCGCAAGCTCCATCCGCAGTTGCTTGAGCAACGTCTGCCGAGCCGGCTCTCCCGTCAGCCAGGTCTGTGAGTCGTAGTCGAATGCTGTCATACGTGCCTCTCCCCATAGCACTCCCGATGCCGCGGCGCCCATGCCTCACTCCTGGACACAGCAGGACACTTTACCGCGCGTAAAGCCCCACCAACGCCCGACAGGCGCGCACACGTGTCTTTGAGACACCGGCCGGCTACGCGCAGGGTGTCCAAGACACCGGGACACTTTTGCCTCAGTGCTTGACAGCGTGTCCACCATGAGGCTCTGTTCTACGCCATGCCTGTCGTCGCTGAAATGGAGCGGGAATCGCCCGACTTTGCTGCAATCGCCACCCCGGAAAGCACCGAGTCATCCCCATGGCCCCCCAAAGTGAAACGGGCCGTGCGTGACGCGTACGTGCAAGGTGAAGGGCGCGTGAAGGAGTTATCACTGCGTTTCGGTGTGCCGCTGCAAACCGTTACCGAGTGGATCACCGATGACGGCTGGGTGGCACTGCGCACCGAGTACGACCGCAAGCAGCGTGACGCGCTACTCGCCTCGCCTGGCGCGCGCGTCGAGGCGCCGTCCCTGGTCGTGCCGATTGATCCGATGCTGGCGCGGATCGTTGCGCAGCTCGAATCGGTGGACGCCCAGCTCGACGAAGCGCGCGACGACTGGAAAGCGTTTGAGGCGTTGACGCGCGCCAAGACGCGTCTGCTCGACTCCTGGGCGTTGCTTACCGGCCACCCGCGCCCCGGCGTGCGTCGCGTTGGACGCGAGCGGCGAGGCGCGACGGCCGGCGCCGTGCCCGTCGGGGTGACGGGCGCGACACCAGGCACGTCAATGCACGGCAGCTCTACGCATGGCACTGCGATGCATAGCGCCTCTACGCATGAGGCGAGCACGCCCACACAGAGCACGTCGCCCGATCCGCTCGCCAACTGCGGCGCCGGCATCTAAGGAGTCTCCTTGCGGCCGGGTGCGGGGGCCGGGTGCCACCGGGGAGGGGTTGTGGGAGGGACCCGTGCGTGAGGCGGGGTTCCCTCCCCGCGTGTGAGAACCCCGGTTCGCGTATTTCCCGCTTCGTTGTGATTGCCGTTACTGCTTTCTGCGACTGCGACTGTGGTCTACCACGTCTCGGCGGTGGTGCCGTCGTCGTAGGTGGTGATGAATGTTGGGACTGCTTTCGAGAGGTCGCCTCGGAGAAATGCGTTAGCGTCTTCCACGTTGGCGAAGCGCCACGGGTGCTGTGGTGGCGTCCACCACGCGGGCGGACCAGCAGCGTTCCACACAAACCCTTGCTCAATGGGGGCAGACCCCCAGCGCGGGTTAATGCGAGTGGAGACGGGGCGGCGTGTTGCGGCGTCATTCACGACTTCAATGGGTGCGTTCCCAGAGCACAGTGTCGCGCCACGTGAGTCCGCCATCGGGGGTGAGGGGGATAATGTGCGGCACAAATCGCGTGGGACCGATGCCGATGCCTGTGTAACCCCGTTCACGGAATTCCCGCCACTGCTCCATGAATGACTCCGGGATGGCGTCGCCGACGGCGCAGTCCTCAAGGTGCTCGCGAACGAATCCGTCTTTGAAGCGACCCAGTGTTGGTCGCGCTACCAGTCCCACAATTCGAGCCCTTCGCATTAGTTCCACGACTTCGCGGCTCGACACCTCGGGACAGCCCTCGGCGGCGGTCCATGCGGGGTTGGGCAACCAACCACCCGGAGGGTTCATTCGACGAACGAGCTCTCCTGCGTGGTCGAACGCCTGTGAGCACGACACCCACTCGCGCTCCAGCCTCTCACGCTCCGCCCGCCCGTAGCCCTCGCGACCGCCCTCCTCGGGCACCGTGTAGGCAGAGGACTGCGCGTTCACCTCGCGGGCGCTGTTGTGGCGCCCGTCCTCACATTTGAACTGACGGATGAGGCGTCGGGCCGACTCCACGTCCTTGCACGCAGGAGCCCCGTCCAGCCCCTCGCATTTATCGCTTGCGTTCATGCTCTATCTGTGGCACAGAAGGAACACGCTTGCAAGCCCCGCGTAACAACGACTCGTCGCTCGATGGAATTGCCGCCGCCTCGCGCGCGCTTCGCGAGAAGGCGTCTCTATCGTTGCGCGCGGCGGCGCGCCTCGCCGGGGTCTCCCACAAGGCCCTGTGGCGTGTCGAGCAGCGCAAACCCGTCCTCGGTCG